TTAATTTGAATTCCTATTGACCATTTTTCTCTCTAACACAGACCCCAGCAACCAAACAAAACCAGATGGCACAACCCACAAAGCAAGAATAATTAGGCCCACCTTCTTTGATGAACTATGAAAAATAGAAAAAGCCAAAATAAACTCAAAAACAACTATGAGAAATGCATTCCCATGCTCCCTCAAGTGCTTATATGAAGTTATATAGTCAGCTCTTATAGATGCAGAATCACCTCTTCTTTTGCCTTTTGGGATTTCTACTCTAGCCTTGGATAGATTTTTGTAATATTCCTCAACTTTTGAATATTTATCAAAAAAAGCAGCCAGCGTTAATCCAATTGAAAACCCAGTCACACAGGTAAAAAGCAATGCAACAAATTGATTATCAATATAAATAAAAGAAAAAATCCCCACCGCTACAATAGAAGTAGCAATACAAAAATATGAACAACACGATGATTTTTCAAAGCCACCGAAACTCAGGTGAGCTCTATACGCATGAAAAACCAAAATAGGAGCGCTTGATAAATAACAAAAAGCAAATCCAACTGACGCCAAAACCGCAAAATCAGAAAAATCCTTTATCCCAGCTATCCCAATAGAACAAAGCACTCCCCCAAATCCAGAGGAGTGATAACCATTCAAATACAGAATAAGAAAAGCGCCAATCGCTGAACCAACAAAGTAGCGAATTGCATAATACTCCCACCACCTACTCGCCATAGTGCCGCCTGCTTATAAAAAATAAAGTGTATCTTATTACGTAAGATTTTCTCAAAAAATAAAATTTATTTAGACTCGGCCCTGTGCCTTCCTGCACATTGGTTTAGCAGCATAGGCAGAACTTGACGGCAACAAGCTGTTGAGGCTTTGATGGTCTCACACTGGGTCATCACGACCTATCGGACGATCAAGCCCGCCGCACATCAAAATAGGTCTCTTCGGGCGGCTTCAAATTCTGAAAGCCAGCCAGACAAGCTAGAGCGACAGTTAGTGCTGGCATACGGCTCCTTGCAGTACGAGTGACTATGCAAGGATTCTATATTTACAGCACATAATTGCCTCATTCAGTGCTTTTCAGCGCATTCCGCACGGCAGTATTCAAGCGCAGCATAGTCTGCTCGATCTCCTGATTAATCTCTTTGACCATCTCGCGCTTACCCGGCTCATCTCCTGCCTGCACCCTCCTGCGCAGCTCTTGCAGTCCACGCACGCGTTTGTGCACCACATCGGCCGCGCCATTCAGGCGCGCAAGCGGCTGGTCATTAAGCACCAAGTCCGCAGCCTGCCCCTCCCCCACGCGTCCTTTGTACTCAGCTGCAGCGCCATTGATGCGCTTGAGGTTTTCATAATAGGACTCACTTTGGCCGTTGGCGCCACGGGTGTTGCCGTAAAAACGACCAGCTAGGACGATCTTGTTTGGCGGTAGCTCGTCGCCTGTCAGCATCGACTGCGCCATATTGCCCGCTTTCATGATCTCACGGCCCACACCACCAGTAAGCTGGCCAATCAGGTATTCAATGGCATCGGGATTCAAGTCCACGCGACCTGGCTGCCAGTCGCTGCCGCCCGTGGCATTGTTGATGATGCGCGCAGCATGGCGCGTGATGCCCATGGTGCTGTCTTTGGCCAGTGCATAACGCGGCTTCGGATCGAGGGCAGAAAAATTCTCCCTGTAGATTGCTTGGCCTGTCCAGCTCTTATTTTGCGTCACCGCAATTACAGGATCAAGTGGCGTCGGCGTAAACATCTGCATCATGTTGTCTGCCCCGCCCAGCGGGTTGTAGGCATTCAGGCTAATCAACCCCATTTCAGCGATGTAGCTTGCGCGGCTCTTGGTCGGGTCATCAAGCATGGTCGCCTCCACGATGGTCCGACCCATGTTAGAAAAGACGTGAAATCCCAGCGGCAATGGGATCGCCAAGTAATCCTCTCGGCTGATGGGGATGATGATACTGCGCTCCTTCACGAAATCAGGAATGCGGGACCAGTTGTCATCGTCACCATCGCCACCCATCACCAGCATGCCGGCCATGCTGGAAATTGCCCCCAATGCAACACCCCCTAACATGATCTGCCTGCCGCGCGGCCCCGTCAGTGTTTCGTACATGCGCACGTTGCCCTGGATTGCGGCATTCAAGAACGCAAAGTAACTCCCCATCACGCTGGTATTGCGCCCCTTGCGGTTGAAGTTGACGGTAATGTTTTTGGCTAGGCTGGCTGCCTCTTGGCGACTTAGCCCCTCATCAAGCGCCACTTTATAGGTCGCCAGGCGACTTGTGGCCTCTAATGTTTCATTGAAGTCAGAGAGCCAATCCAGCGCTCCATATGTGATTTTGCTTGCGTTGCTGCGCTTGCCCATGCGGGAAAGCTCTTTGCGCAGCGCATCTGCACGGTCGTTTGGCGTGGCGTACAAATCACGGAAGCCTGTAGTGCCACCATCCAGCTGGAGCTGATCCCACAGCTTTGCCCACGGCCCCTGGCCAATGCCCGCCTCTTTGCGAGAGCGGCGCAAGTCTTTATAGATTGGGCGCAGATTGCTGGCGATACCCTTAAGGACCGCTGTTTCTTTGCCTTTTAGCGGCGTATTGGAAAGCTGCAGCGCTGTGGCCTGCACATCGCGCGCCAAGTTCATGGCGCCAAACACAGGGTTGTACTGGGTATTGACTGCGGCAAACCAGCGCGTGATTTTCCCCATGGTGCGTGTGAAGCGATCCAGCTCCAAGGCATCCAGATTCTTCATGGCCGCGCCCAAACGCAAGGCGCGTTCATTGCGGTCATTGAAAATCAGGTACTTGTCATGACCGCCTATCCGCACGGTCATTGCATTGTCTTTGAGTAAGGCCGTCCGGTCCGGCATCGTCTTCACGAGCCCAGTATCAGGGTCCACCATGCGTTTAGATGGCAAGGTAAATGTCCAAAGATTGTCGTCCGGGTTTTGCTGCGCCAACAAGTACAGCCGTTTGGCCACATTGTTTTTCTCGCCTCGGGTCAACGCTGCCTCGCGCTGCATCGCAATATGCCCAAGGATGTCTGTGACTTTTTCATTGGAGCCGGTGCGGCGCTTAGAAGCATCCCCTTTGGTGCTGAAGCCTTGGCCGATTGGATGCGCAAAACTATCTGGCTTGGCTTCGTCACGATGCAGTGGCACATAGTGCTTGTAGGTGCTGCGCCAGGCGTTAAGACTCTTGCGATCCATCAATCCATAGCTCTCAAGGGTTTTCAGCGTTTGATCGTTGATGGCATCCACCTTGGCGGCCAGTTTATCCAGTGCCGCGCGGCGCTCTGGAGCAAGGCCATCCATCACTGCCTTGGCATCTGCATCGCTCATCCCTGACAAGCTCAGTCGATCAACTTCTGTACCTTTCCATGGCTGGGCTTGCTTCCAGGTTGATTGCTCATCAAGCGCCATAGCCAGTGACTTCTGGATGTGTGTCGTAGATGTGCCTTTCGCAAGCGCACCTTGCAGGTCTTTACGCAACTGCAACACCTGCGCATCGGCTGCTGCGCGTTTGGCATCCAGCTCTTTTTCGGACAGGTTGCGCTCGGCCAAAACCTTATTGGCCTCTGGCGCATGGCGGGCATGGAGGAATTGCTCCATCTGCTCGATCGACACCGCAGAGTCATTCATGCCTTTGAGCAGCGGGCGCAACTCGTCGCGCATGAAATCCTGAGTACGCTTAGCCACTCGCTTATGAAATAACTCTTCGCCACGGTAGGCGTCATTGATCTCGCTAACCGTGCCGCCCAAATCCTTAATGGTTTGCTGGATGCGCTTCAGATCAATGAACTTGTCCTGCCATGCGTAAATGGCGGCATCCATGCTGTCATAGCCAGTCAGTTTTTTGACTGCATCCTGTGTCTTGGTCAAAACGCTTTGAGCCGCCTGCGGCACACGGCTGAAACGAATATCGCGATTGGCCGGGTCAAAATCCCCATAGTTGCCAGTGGCGGACTTGATCTGCTCCGGGCTAAAAACGGCGAAGATATCCGACACTTCGCTGTAGTCTTTATGCATGGAGTCTTCGGCATTCCTGAAGATGACGCTGTCATACCCCTCTTTCTTGGCTTGTTCAATGGCACTGGCAAAGCTCACCTCTCGGTACTCACTGCCGTTGTAGTCGATGACTTTAGGATTTTTTGCCGACAGGTATAGCGGCAAAACGTTTGCACCTGGCGTGCCGCCACCGGTCTCCGAATCTTCATTGATCCACGCTGGCTCACCACGCTCAAGCGCATCGCTAGCCATGCGATCTGCCTCGGCATTCATGTAGTCTTGCAGCTCTTTTGGCAAGACGTCGGACTTGGCAGCGTTTTTCAGCACCGAAACATTTAAGCCGGTGCGCGTCTCGGACAGGAATGCATATCCACTGGCGACCTTCGGGCTGCCCGAGAAAAAGAACGCTTTTTTTGCTGAAGCCGCCTTCGTTGATGCTCCAAGCGCAAGTGGATCAAAAAAACTGAGGTCAGCAGCGGTCCCGTGGTAGACCACCAAGGGCGATCCATTTTCATCCACTACCTTGCTGTCGCCAAACCAGTCGGCAAAGTTCTGCCATGTGGGCTTATTGTTCGGCGCCATGGCGCTGCCAAAGTGGGCCTTAGCCCAGTCCGCAATGCTTAATCGCCGGCCATCTTCTGCATTTCTGCCAAAGCTAAATGCTGCACGCATGCGCCCATTGCTTTTAGCACCCATCTCAGATGATTTGCCCTGCTCCACCCAGTCGCGCGCTGGCAGCAAGTAATTGCGGATGATGTCTCCATCACTCAGGCGCATCTTGTTGAAGCCGGGCACATTCTCACGCAGCCACGAGCGAATAGCGGCCACAGCGCGGCGCACAAAGCCAATCTCGGGCTGCTCCTGCGCCATAAATGCCAGCACCTCTTCGGCAGCCTCATTGCGCTGCTCACGACTCATGCTGTCCCATACTTGGGCATCTGTGGCATTTTCGGGCAATTTGCCATGCAGGCCATACTCGCGCGCCTGGCGAATCACATCCGCGCGCCGACCGCTTTGCACCATGTCGAGAACTTGGCCAAGCTGCTTGCCAAACACGCCGCGCAGGCCATAATGCCCAAGTGACTCGTGCAACATGACGCGCGCCACATCAGCATGCTTGGGTAGATTCTTGGCCACAAGAAACACTTTGCCGCTGTAAAAGAAACCTTCAACTGCGCCTAGGCCATCTTGGCTATTTGTAATTGCTTTCCGCACCGAATCCGGCACTCTGGCATCATCCAGAGACTCAAGTACTATAGTCTCTGGGGCATTGCGCCAATGCTTACGCACTTTATCGGCCTGCTGCTGCACCATAGACAGTCGCTCATTGCTTGGAGTGCGCACTAGATCTGCTACTCGTGCCAACGACAAATTCACTTTGCGATAGCCATCGAGATTTTTTTCAGATAGAATTTTCGGTATTCCCGGTTTGCTCTGCACAGTATTGGAGGATTGGACTCCAACCCTCTGCAGAACAGCTGGGAATACCTTTTTGTCGATATAGCGTGCAAGCCCTTGGTTGTACCAGCTCTGAAATGGCGGCGCGCCACCATCTCTGTCGTAAGCATTGGTCAGCAACCTCACAGATACGCCGCGCCCCGCGCTCGCATTTGGGTCAATCGTCAGCATCACAATAGAGCCATCCACAAGCTCTGGCGCGATCACCACCATGTCGCCCTTGATAGTGGCTGATTCGAACACCGCAGCAGGCTGATCTAGCCAGTCTGGCACACGCTTCCACTGATCAGCGGTCATATTAGGATGCTTTGGCGGTGATCCCCGCGGAGCATTTCGATCTGGCTTTCCAACAGCTGATTCATTCAGGTATACCGGGCCATGCCCAACCTTGAGCAAGTCCAGCACATCGGCGCGATCTAAAACTTTTGCCTGCTCTTCACCACGCGCAGCGCTTCGAGGCTTATCGCCAGAAAATAAGGCGTCAATCCGCGCCTCATAGTCGGAGGCGGTATTGTCTGTGCGGCTGAATAACGTCTTATTAGCGTGCTCGCGATACATCGCCTCCATGGTCTGAAAAACGCGGCCCTTGCCTTTGTTTTCCACAAAACCAAAGCGCTTGTAGAAACTCTTCAGCCGGGGCTTGCTGCCGCCAAAATCTTCGGAAGGCGTGAGCGCCACATGCTTGCCAGCCGCATCTGCATAATCGACAAGCGACTGCATCAACTCGGAGCCAACTCCACTATTGCGCGCCGCCTCAGGAATCACAATTTTCGAGAGCGTAACAATATCGTCGCGCTCACTGACCGCCACGCCTGCGCCAGCATTCTCGGCCTGCTTGCGCCATCCGTCTAACGTCTGCTCTTGCTTTTGGGCTGGCCGGCTAAAGCGCAACGTCTCCCGATCCTGTTGCCCCAACACCTGCTCACGCGCGGGAGTGGTTAGCGGCAACTCATTGGCTACGGCGTTGTATTGCCCTTGCTCTGCACCGCGTTCTGCGCGATTTGGCCAGCCACTTCCTTCTGCTCTTGGCTCGGCTCCTGCTGATTCAGCCAGCTCTTCATTAGGCCCAGACCGGGCTTGGTCCTCAACAAAGGATGGCTCTGCTGCGGTGGTTGCTGCTCTTTGGTTATCACGGTTTAATCCTTCCAGTAATTGGCTTCGGCTTAGTGTTGGACGATCTCCAAACATTCCGCCTTGCACTTGATTTTCTTGGGCAATGCGGATCTGCTCAAGCGCTTTATCTGCAAAATTACGCAAACCCTCGGCAATGCGCTTGGCGCTGCGAATGTTTTGCGCCATGAACTCGGCGACAACGAACGTTTCAGGATTCAGATCCAGATCGGTATTCTTCAATGCATCGTTCAGGGTGATGCCGCGCCGGCGCGCATTCACCGCCAACGCGGCAGCATCAGCAACAACCTGACGAATATCAAACTCGCCACCATCACGCAGCTGCGCCATGGCGCCAGATGCCTCGGCCAGCGCAGTCATCACGGTTCGCGCTTCTGGGTCAGTCGCCTGGGCGAACAGCTTCACCAGCTCATCATTGCCATAGGCCTGCTTGAAAGATGCGGCCGTCAGTCGATCAATGGCCTGCCGCGTTGGCGAGCCATCAGGGTTGAGCATATTCCCGCGCTCAGCCTCAGGCATGGCATTGATGAAGCCACGAACGGATGCCGGCGTTGGGATTCCGCTGTCGTCGTACTCCAGCGCAGCCAGGTTCACGCGCTTGGCGTCGTTGCTTGCCTCTTCAACTGGCGACAAGCGCGCCGTGGCCACTGTGTTGCTGCGGTCGCCAATATCCGGCGTCACGTCCGCCTCATCCATCACACGCACCAGCATGGGCGCCTGCATCTGCGCAATGCTCGTGGTTTCAATTCCCAAGGACAGCGCATCTTCTTGCAGCTCAGCACGGTAGTTGGCCGCCGTGCCGCGCCGATAAGCCTCTGCCAAACCAGCTGCGCGGCCATTACCAGCGACAGCACGCAATTTGCCGGGCAGGCCTTGCGCATAATCTTGCGCCGACAAACCATCCGCAGTGTTGGATGCAATCACATCCGCCGCATCCACCACGGCATAGCGGGTGCGCACGCGCTGACCACGACCATCAGCCACGGTTTCCTCACGGCCTAGCACAGAAGTTGCCGGGAAGTCTCCAAACACAACGGGGGCGCCTTGGTCCATGGTGCGGGACGGGCCTGTGCGCAAATAGTCTGGATTGGCCGCAATCGAATTCATCTGCTCAATGCTGGCTGCGGTGCTGCGATCACGGTTCTGCAGCACCGTATCAGCGGCGCGGGCATCACGGTGCGTTATTGGTACCGGCTGCGACTCGCGCGCCTGACGTGCCTGGTCATCCTTGGCAGTGGCCGCTGCCAGCTCATCCTGAAACGAAGTGCCCACGTTCTCAGCGTCTGCAGCAATTTGCGCCTGAGCATCCACCTGAGCGCGCAGCGCCTCTCTCTCAGCCAGCTGCGCATCAGTCAACCCCTCGGCGGACTCAAGCACCTCCAGCTCAGCCAGTCGGTTTGCAGCGGTTGAATCAGCGACTGGCGTCGGCGCTGCCTGCGCCGCATCAGCAGGTACTCCAGCACGGCGATCCCAGTTAGCGATCGCCTGCGCCTTGGTCATACCCTTGAGGTATGGATTCGCTTCTAGCTGCCTCTCCGACAAGATCTCGGCCATTGTCGTACTGCCATCGGCACGGGCGAAAGCCAACCCTTTCGCGCCGCCAAAATGGTGTGCGGCATAAAGGGTGTGGTTATTGACCTCTTGCCCTGCCTTGCGCAGCAAAGCAGTGTTTTCACGATCCAGCGCTTCTGCCATCTCGGCGCTGCGCTCAAGGTTGCCGCGCTGCGCCAGCAACTCTTGCTCACTCAGGCCTTGAGCCCAAGCTGGCTTGGCCTTCTTGACGGTATCCAGCCATGTTCCGCGCGTGAATTGATCTGCACCATATGCCGTGGACTTTGGATTTTTTGCGTCGGCTGCACCACCTGACTCTAAAGTGCGGCGGTATTGTGTGTAAGCTGCCTGGTCAAACTGGAGTGCTGCTGTTGAGGCCGGCCGGCTATCCTGGTTAGTTGTGGCTTCACCTAGTTGCTCCGACTCGACTGCAGGTGACACAGCTTCGTTGCGTCCACGTATTGCTGTAGCACCACCAGCAAGCGCTGCGCCTGGCATCGTCGCAATGGCAGCCTCGGTGCTTGTTCGGCCAACATCTCGTGTCAGGGCGCGGTCGTCGTAATCAGATGCTTGATAGTTCGTTGCGATCTTTGGCGCTACTTCTTCTAGCTGCTCACCTAGGAATTCACCAGCAGCAGCGCCTACGCCAGCCTTAAAACCAGATTTCGCGCCTCCAGCGACAACCTTCTCCAAGCCCATTCGTCCGCTAACAAAGCCCGCAGCAGCACCCACGCCGGCAGGCAGCAAAGAGTCAGACTTGGCAACTTCTGTGGCCTGGTCCTTATCCATGCCCTGAGCAATCAGGGTGTCGCGGATGTCCTCAAACGCCTCACCGCGTGCGCCGCCTGCATTAAGCCCGGCATTTGTAACACTCCCAGCAAGCAGCGCTTGGCTCGTAGCCTGCGCCGCCGTCGCTCCGCGCGCCACTGCAGCTACTTGCGCACCTTTGGCTGCGGCGACGCCCGGCACAACGCTGGGTACGTTCGTTGTGACCAGGCGTTGAGCGGCCAGCGGCTCACCGGCATAAGCCTTGGCTGCCTCCACAGCCTGATCAATAACTCCATCTGGGTTGGCTTGCGCAATCTTTGCCTCTACTCGCTCAACCGCCTGCTTCGTTGCATCACTTTGCTTGTCGCGCCAGTAATCAGCGTTGTCGCTGAAGAACTCCGCTACTACTCCATCAGGAGAAACCAAGTTCGGCACTGCGCCAGCAAAATTGTTGACACCCTCTGCGAGCTGTACAGCAATGTCTTTGGCGGCTTGGCCATAAGTGCGGCCAGTTTCAGGCTTCGGATCAAATTGATCAAACGGGTTTACATCGACAGCGTTATCGAACTGATCGAATGGGTTCTGTTCTTGCGCCATACATCCTCTTGCGGTTTACTTGCAAGGGATGGTGGCAAGATTGGAACGGAGTGTTGAGGCCTATTCTTGCAGCCCATCAACATTAGAGGCAACTTCTGGCGGATTAGTATCTACCTCCAAAAGCGTGCGCCCCTCAGTTGCTGCTCGCAATTGCCTAATTTCAATCAGCAACTCTTGACTCGCGTCTAGCTGACTTTTCAGCAATTCAATTTGCGCCTGCGATTCTGCACGATTAATTACCTCAGTTTCTTTGGAGGAATTATATTGATAAATAGCCGTAGCCAAAGACATGGCCGTTGTTACAACAAGAGTAACAAACGCTACAATTAAGCCATTCCTTGTAAAACTCAAGCCTTTCTGCGTAAGCTCCAGTCCATTTTGCGTTAGCTCCAAGCCCTTTTGTGTGGCCGATAAACTAGCCTCAGCGTGAGCTCGGTCGGCCTCTGCTTTCTTGCTGTTTATCTCCTGCGCCTCCATCCATTGGGGTATCATTTCTCCAATCAATATGGCATGTAGCTCGGCAACATCCAACGTCAATTTTTCTGAATTCATGGCAGACTTTTTGACATACTCCGCAGTTTCGATAGCAGCAACAGCAACGGACGAATCTTGGTGCCGCATCATTGCAATTGGAGGCCTATTTTGCCAGTCCAATGAAGGCAGCTCTTCATTATCCTCGTCCACCTCCTCCTTGGCAGGCTTAAGAACGCACTCATTATTAGAAAACGACTGAAGTCCATCCGGGATATCTCTTAAATATTCATTAATTGCGCTTTCACTTTGATTCAGAGAATGATTTCTCACCGCCTCCGATACCTCACTTCTCCAAAGTGGGCCCAATGCCTTCCGATGCTCATCGCCTATGGACTTTATTGAGTCAAGACTTAGTGACAACCTACCAATGGTATCGGCATCTAAAAAAGAATACGCGCCAGATAGGGGTTGTGTATGCTTTTGAAGTTCTTCAATGGCACCATTAACCGATGGATTTATCAGCTTATTAATTTGAGCAACAATCTGATCGCGGCTTTTCATTTCCTCATGCAATCCTCTGATTGCCGAGTTATTTAAAACATCAATTTTATCAACCAAGTTATTAAACTTATTGACCTCATCAAACAGCTTCATATATGGTGGATTGATAGTCTTATCGATTAGATCAAGCCATTCCTTTTGTCTAGCGAGAGCATCAGCATTTCGCTTTTTCATTGCAGCTCCAGCTAACAGCCCCAAGTCCTTAATTCCACCACCATTTGAAATATTCCAGCCGTTGGCTTTTGCTATAGCAGCAGTAACCGCAGCAATATCTTCATCGGTGAGTAGCTCAAATTCAGCATCAATCAAGGCGGTCTTGTCCGCCTTGTCCTTGTTGCCATTCACAAACAATTTGACTGCCAACTCCCCGAGGCGATCCTTGCTCGAAGCAGCCAAAGAAACATAATCTGAACTGCTTGCACGCCTAGCATATAAGCTGCCAATCGAAGTTGGAACCAAAACTTTCTCTGGAGCACGGGTGGCTAGAGTCTTCTTTTTTGGAAAATTATCAGGAGAATCTTTTTTTGAGTCGATCATTTAGGCAACAGCAGTAGGGTTGGTGGTTATTAATCCCAGAAATGGCAATCAATAATACCCGATAACTCTTACTTAGAGCCGAGCACTTGTTGCGCGGCGCCAGCGCCATACTTTGCATCAAATGCTGATGCCAATTCAGGTCGCTTGCGCAGCATCTCAATTGCACTCGCCGGAGCCTTGGCTGCATTTTCTTTTGGTGCGGCCGCCTGCCGCTTAGATTCCTCGGCTGCCAAAAAGCGTGGCAATGCTTCATTCGTGTCACGGTATCCACCATCCACCATGAACTGCGCAAACGCAGCCTCACGCTGTGGGTTCGGAATTTGTTGCGTCTTACCGGTAAGCGGGTCCACTGCAGGCTTGCCAGTTTTAGGATCCATGACCACATCGCCCAGGCTTGCTGAAATATCCTTTGTGTCATAGACCGGCCTAGTATCGCGCAGAGCTGGTGGCGTGTAGGTTGCTGCGCCTGTTTGAATCATGCGTGCAATATCCGCCCCCTGGCCCGCGTTCGCGGCAGCCGTGGCCGCGGCATCACGCCCCTGCTGTGCTCGCTGCGCTTCATCTTCTGCGCGTCGATCTGCGTTCAAGCTGCTCGCGGCCTGTACTGCATCCTTCTGGATTCCAGAGGCATCCTTGCGAGCATCGTTGTTGAACTTCGCCATATCCTGCTGCACTTTCCAGTTCGCAACAGCAGCGCCCGCAAGCCCTTTATCAATGGCGGCCAGATCCTCTAAAGCGCTGGCATCGCCGCGATCTAGCTTCCTCTTTGCTTGGGCAAGGCGCATCAAGTTTGATCCACTCAATTCGACCTGCTTGGAGCCGCCCTCCGGATTTGCAATTTCCAGATAAGCGATACCAGTCTGCTCGTCAATCCGAGGACTCAAGCCCGGCACGCTGGTTTGCGTGACCATCTTCAATAGCTCTTGCGCGTCCTCTCCCTTCGGATCAGCCAAGATGCCCATGGCGTAGCGCATGTCATCACGCGAATTTCTTTCGCTCACGGCGCGATCACGGTATGCGGTTGCTGTATTGAAATCGCCGCGCAGCATGGCCATCTGGCTTGTCAAGGCGTTGAGGTTGGCCGCATCTTTAGCAATTGTTGCGCCTAGGCTTCCGCCATCGGCTATAGGCATGCTTTGCGTTGGCGCTCCCTGCCGGTCCTGCGCAGGGGCGACGGTCGTGGCAGATGCGTTTGGGGCCAGGCTTCTTGCGATGACTTGTGTTTGCGGAATGGCATTTGATACCGCACCTGGCGCTCCAAGGCCGCCAGTAGTTGCGGCTGGCAGCGATGCTGCAGCGCCGATCCCTAACTCGCTATTAGTGGCTTCCACCCATTGCTGGCGAAGGAGATCTTCTTGCTCAGCATTGCGCTGATCACGCTCCAGCCTGGCCATATCGAGGTCATGCCTCTCCTTGTTCTGCGCATCCCTTTCGGACTTGCTATCCCAAGATTTGCGCAGCTGCACGCCGGTCACACCGCCGCCAAGAAGCCCAGAGAGAAAAGCCGCCGTTCCATTTGCCATTGAATTACCCTTACTTTTACTTGCCGAGCCAAGCGCCGCCAGCAATGCCAAGTGCAGTCCCCAAAGAACCCATTAAGCCGCTATTGCTTGCCTGTGACTGCTGGTATGCGTTGGCCTGTTGGCCGTACATGTTTGTGGCGTTGCTGCCCATCTGTCCGGCGGCAGAAGAAATCATTGCATTGGATTGCATCATTCCATTCATGCCAGAATTGAATGCAGCTATTCCGGCCCCCATTGTTCCAACACCCTGCCCTTGCGCCCCCATGCTCATGGATGGATAGCCAGCCAAAGCGTTGTTTGCACGATCGGTCAACTGCAAGCCTTCAAGGCGCGCCGAATCGCTTGCCGATTTTCTGCCTTGCACGCGCGCCAGAGCCTCGCTCACGGCCATGGCCCCCTTGGTTGCGCTATTCCGTCCATCGTTGGGATTCACGCCGCTGCGGGTAAGATCGCGCGCGATGATATTTTTCTGCTGGTCAAAAGCTTGAGCGATATCCGAATCAGATTGCGCCGATAGCTGATCGCGTCTATCCGTCTCACTAAAGCTTGCTGCATCTTTAACGATGGTGTCTTGAATTCCTGATAACTGGTCGCGCTTGCCAATCGCAAATTCGCGGTCGTCCTGGTTCCAATTCCAAAGCTGCCTTGACTGCTCAATAGATTGCTGGAGCTGCTCACGTTGCAGCGGCGCCATTTCCTCAGACATACTCATCATGCGCTGGATCGCATCATTTTGAATGCCCAAGCTCTGAATTTGAGCCTCGATCAATTTAGGATCTGGCGGCGGCGTACCGCTTGATTTACCACCCATTGATTACCCCCACACACGAGAGATTAAAGAAACCGGCATTCGACGCGTGTCATGCCGTAGACGATCACATCGCCGCCATCTCTGGCAGCGCCTGGCAATACAGCTTGCTGAACAAAGCCACAGTGCTCGTCAAAACGACGTGCATCTTCGTTGCTTGCGTCTACCCAGCCCCATAGTTTTTGAACGCCACATACGGCAAATGGATAGGCGAACCCAGCTTGCAGGAATGTCCTATTGAGCCAAGAGCGGCCTTCTGCTGCAGCCAGATGAACCCAAATATTGGAACCGTTGAAGCCTTCGTAAATTGCTGATGCAATCACTTGCCCGTCCCGCTCCAGCCCAATGCCGCGCATGCCTTCTTGCCGCGCCAGTGGCATGCGTGACTGTGCAAACGCCAAGATGCGTTCAAAGTCATAAGTTAAAACACCGGCTGCCATGGCGGTGTTTTCTCATGATTGGATCGAAGTTAAGTGTGCGGCGGTTCTGGCCAAACAATTTTCTCTAGGTCCGGCTGCTCTGTAATATCGCGCAGGGCTTGACGATACTCTGACCACATAGGGGCTAAAGGAGCGCCCCGCTCGACAGCGGCTGTCACCACCCAGTCCGAGTTCGCCAGCTTTGCATCTCGGATAGCCCGAACCTCCGCCCACGCAGCCGATTCGTTCAGCACCCACGCCCCGGCTTTGAGCGTATGGTGGATGGAGGGTCGAGGCGGCGGGCTGTAAATTACTCCGTTGCGGTACTCGGAACCCTCCACGACACTGCTGTAGACTTCCTCGCCGACTTCAACCGCGCCGACAGGGACGTCGTAGCCGCACCCTCTACACTCCACTGACTCACCCACCAATACAAGAAAGTATTTCATCTTTTACCCCCCACAGCAATCAGCGCCCTGTTGCCCAGAGTCCACGTACCGCCGGTACTGGTAAGCGGTTTAAACTGTACTATGTACTCGTTATACCCACCGACTGGGCTGGCGTCGAACGCGGACAACTTCATATCCATCCACAACAAGTTTATGTTGTGCCTGTTTGTGTACGCCAGCAGCGCGCCGTCGCGCACTCTAAGGATTCGGATTTCGTTGGCTGTGTATGATGCGGTGCCGCCGCCCAAGTCTGCGATGTGCGTGGCAGAGTCGAACATCAGCACAACGCCAGACGAGCCCGCCGCCATGTTAATGCCAACAGACGCGATCTGCGTCCAGCCTGTAGAGTTTCCAGCTACTTGCAGTTGGCCGGGGTACTGCATGACGTGCATAGACGTTATGTCCCCACCTTTGACCTTTAGCGTTTCGATCGCCGCATTTCCGATGTACGCGGTAGTGATCGCTAGGCCGTCGATGAACGTGCTGATATTCCCAGAGTTGATACGGGACAACCGACTCACAAGATCGGATGTTCGGATAAGTTCTCCGTCAATCATCACGTTGCTGTATTGCGTGTCCCACCCAATATTTACCTGGTTCTGCGTGGCCAATGTCCCCAGTCCATTAATCTGACTGACATTCAGGCCAACACCAGCGCCAAAAATCACATTCCCATTGTTGTCTTTAATAGTCAGCCCACGGGTGTCTATTTTCTCAGCGGCCACTGAGCCATTGATCAGAAAATCGCCGTTCAGTACCATGCCGGGGTTTTGCCAACTGCTGCCCATCCATGCACGTACGACAGATAAACCTGCGCTGGTGGCTGTCACCGTGTCGCCGATCACCAAATGGTTATTATTGGTCGGTGTTCCTGGATTGCCCAGCGCAGTCCACACCAAATTGCGGGCACTGGTATCGCTCCAGGAGCCTGTGCGGTACAAATCCACCGAGCCGCGCAACCCCTGAATCAGCGTTTTACCGCTGGTGTCTATGCGTACACTGCCTTTGATATAGACGTTGTTGTTTAGGTAAATGCCATAAGTATCGACGCCGAATGGCAAGTGTGCTGCGTCTGGCGTGTTCGTTAGGCCTGCGGAATACGTATCAGGATCAACAATGGCGAACTTGTTGGCGCCAATAATAAAAGCGCTTGATGGCTGTCCGTTGACTTCTTCTGCGGCAATGCCGTAGCCTGCCAAAGCACCACCAGCCATCACTTTGAGCGTGTACTGCGCGCGCAGCCCCTCCATTCTGTCGGCTGTCACCGTCATTTGTTGCTCAAGATCTGCTCTTCCAGGTGTGCCGTCTTGGTAGTAATTGCCTAAGCTGGCAGAGAGCTGATTGATGATGCCGGCCTGGGCGCGGCCGTTTTCTGACGTGGCAAAGGCCGTCTGACGCACGCCTGATGCGGCATCTCCAACCGCTGAAGTCACCGTATTAATGCGCATCACCAGTGACAGATAAGCCTCTTGTATCAGCTTCTCAACCGACGTAATAGCCGATCCGCGGCTAGCTGCCTCTTTGGCCAAGTCACGCAGTAGTTCTTCGCGCACCTCGCCGCGCAAATCGTCAAAGCGGCGCGGATCGTCCAAGCGCATCATCAAGTTTTTGTACAGTTTGGTGTCCTTGATTGCCTTTTCAAACGCGTCAATAGCAATCGAGGCAGATCCCCCGCCAGGCAGCACAATAGGCACCGTCTGGCCGGCATCTGCCTCTTGCGAAGCGACGCCCCCCAAAGCATCAGCAGCTGCCTTTAACTCTTTCAAATCACGCTGCGTTAGCGCCCGCTCTGCATCATTGCCGCGCGCGCCACCACGAACCTCAAGATGTTCGGTCGCGGCTCTTAGCCATGCGTCCAGACTGGCATTGCCCGTGGCGACTGAAGGCAGGCCAGGCAGCGACGCAGCGCCCGTATCCTTGGAAACACGCAGCGCTTTGGTGTTTTTCGGTTTTCCACTCATACGCTTTGCAACTCCGCGGTGCTACTTGCCAGAACCACTTTGGTCAGTCGCGCGGCACTTTCCACCTCAATTTCATGCTCCAGCCATCGGCCAGGTGGTAGGCGCTGCGGCAATGTGTCGGTTAACTGCACGGAGTGGCGCAATTGACCTTCGCCGTACCAGCGCACAATGACCGGCTCATCTTCTGACTGCCTGCCATCCACCTGCACCCAAGCCAGCGCGGTATGCATAGGAAATGTAGCCTTGCTTCCACGCCAAACACCAGTGCGCCGACCAGATGCAAACAACCGCTGCAACGCATTGCCACGCACAGCAAACAAGCTATCGGTCAACACGTCACGGCAAACAGCCGTCACGCCTTCCAAATCGACGCGCGCCAATTTCTTCACCAAGAAGTCCAGCGCCCAGCAGCGCCCTAAGCCATCCCAGAAGTAATACACACTCTCGTGCTCAACAGCCACAATCGCCGCGGGCTCCAGCGCAGTCCAATCTTCGCGCGAGAACAACTCACCAGTCAGCAGCTGTACTCCTGCTGTGTTGGCAAAGCACAGGCCATCAGTTGATGCATACACCACGCCGTCTCCCACCCCCACAATAGAACGGCGTGACACGCAAGGCTGCAATTGCGGCAGCTTGAGCGCCGACATGCTGGCTGAATCGGCGCCGCTGATGATGTAGGGATAGGTCATCGTGCCCACAAACAGCGACTGCCCAAACACGCCAAGGCCCACAATTGGCGCCTCTGTGGAGATTTGATACTCCACTGGCCAGGCGTAATACACGTAGGGCTGTGAGAACGCGACGAAATTGTCAATGAAGCCAGCCAAAATGCCGTTTGGCATACCGACAAAACCCCGCAGATACGGATCATCCCCTTTGGGCGGCTTCGTTTCCTGGGCGCTATTGTTGTCAAGCCGATAAGGAGGCTCAGCCCATAGGAAAGTGGGGCAAACCTCACCAAGCAATTCGCCTTTGAGTTCATCCAGATAGGTGCGCGTGGCAATCAGCATCTCGTCGACAAACAGGAATGCGGCAGAGCCAGATCCTGCGCTCGAGCGGTACAGCCGCCATTTCTGGATATGGCGGCCAGCCGGTGGCGCCAACACAGTCACGATGACCGAGTCGTTTTGGTCCATCTCGACCATTTCACTAACTGGACTGGGTGCTGATTCCTCGCCCCAGTCGGTCACGTAGGTGGCGACGTAGTAACGCGACTCTACGATACGGTCAGGGTCAAGTTTAATAAAGCCATCTTCACCAAAGACCGACACATCTCGATTGAGGTATGCTGTCACACGGACCAGCAAGCTGTCGCGACGCTTATGGTATTCAGCCACGATGGTGTCATGCTGTGCCTGGGCTTTGGCCTTGGCCGCCACAATCAGCGTATTGCGTCCTGAATTGTCTTGTTTGACAACCAGGCGGTTGGCCTCCCATTTGGCCAGATCGTTGCGCCACTGGACCATCGCTGCATCGTATGTAATCCACTGCTGGTTTCGCACCATGTCTTCGCCTACGATGCGCCATTCGGACACGGTGGGCTTCGAGGGTTCAACCGGTGCAGGAGTTGTAGGGACCTCGACATTAGTCTCAATTGCCGCAATGAAGTCCTTCACCGCGCCATCCAAAGCACTGCGCGCCGAGGCAATGGAGTCGGCTGCAGGATCAAAGATACCAGCTAAACCTCTGGCAATCTTTGGCAGATCTTTATCTGGGAATAATTGCCCTCCATCCACTGGGCTTTCAATCAATCGCAGTGCATCTTGCAGGGCTTCCATATCAGGAACATGCGCCCAAAGTGGCAGCGCGCAAATCGGAATCACGCACTGACCACCCTCTTCGTAAGCACCAAATTCCGGACGCAACAACTCTTTCTCATTCGCTACCGCCAAGGAAATGAGCTTTTCTGCATAGCGTCCGTCTGCAGTGTTTTGCCGCATGTCATACATTTCTTTGGCCCCGGCCAAGGGCTTGCCTTCAACCACATGGGCCGACACCAATGCAGCGATTAGGGCATCAGTCACCGTTCCATAAAGGGTTTCATCTGCCCATAGGTCAGCATCCTCGCGCGTGAACTGCACCGCTTCGTTCAAGGTGAGTGATAGTACGGGCGGCGGCGGCACTCCAAGCAACCGGTCCGCACCAGTCGCATCAATGATGCGCGGCCGTTGAGTTCCAGCATTCCACGAAACTGCCGTGCGCTCGGTCGCATCGTCGTTCACCTGACCTTTCACATGGCTTTTGTCGCTAGCATCGATCAGCCAGCCCTGTGCAGGGTCGCTGCGAAGTTGGCCATCCGCCTGCCGCGCCAGACGGTAGACCGACAGCGCGCCACTCGGAGCGCTTTGAATATGTGCATCACCCAGTAAAGGTCTGAACTCCACTGAGGTTGCAAGTAAATTTCGGTTCAACTGCGCAGCCTGAGCAGGCAATACGCGTGGTGATACACGAGGAATCTCGCCGCCAAAGTTTGTAATTGTGATTGCCGTCATGGCTACTCCTCTTGCAAACGCATGGCGCGGATGTACTCCTGAAGGCCTGTAATCTTGGCCCTGTCTCGAATCAGTTCCGCTCGGAGCGCAAGAACATCTTGTCCAGCCTCTCGACTGAGTTCGATGCCGGCTCCATCATCCAAGCCGGAGGTGCTGGCGGCCTCGGGCACACCATTGTTTGCACTGGTGGCTCTTGGGCAACTGGCGGCAACGTACCGCACCCGGACAGTGCCAGCAGCAACACCGCTGCGCTCACGCTCGTTTTCATCCAGTGCATTGCGCACCTCCATGCTCACGCGGGCATCGATGCCCGCAACCAACTCACCCATGCGCACGCGCATCGTGGCAATTGAGGCAATCGTTTTTGCGCTGTCTTCTGCAATGCTACGAAACGCTTTCTCGTAGTAGGCCACTACCTTCGCATGTCGCACCTGATTAGATAAGCGCTGTTCGCGCTCAGTCCACCCCCACAGCAGGCCCAGCACCAGTAAGCAAAGCCAGACCCAACGCATTAGCCGGCCTCCTGCAACCGCCAAGAGCTGCAAATCTCGCTATTGGCATCGCCCCGAATTTGCAATCCAGGCAGCACAACGCGCGCTCCGTTAACTGTGCCTTTATTCCAACGTGGGTTTTCACGGCATGCGCCAGCCAAATCGCCAGCGTTTGCTTTTCGCTTCATCGTCGACGTGGAGAAATTCTCCGCACCTTTGTTATGCAGAAAATCCAGGAAGGTCGCGCGTGCAAATGGGTCGTAGCTTGACCAGTAGCGCAAGTGCTGAGGCGCTACACGCTCGGCCTCTAGGTAGCGGCGCTTCTCCAGCTCGTAGCAGTCGTTGGGTGTATACCACTTTCCCGCCAGCACCTCTGGCCCTGTGATGCCCGCACATACTGTCAGTGGCTGACCACGGCCATTGCGATCCACGTAGGCATAGCCCACATGCTGCATGCTGGATTCGTAGAACTGCGCCCATACCATAGCCAACTTGACCTCAAGACTGGTGTCGGGGTCTGCTGCGGCTGCCTGCACGTACTCATTGCGCTGTGCGGCAGCCAGTTTGTTTGCATCCAACTGAGCATCGCCAACGTAGATGCCGCCAGCCATAACACCTAGGCCAAGCAGCAGCGCAGTGGTGTAGCGGATTATGGGCTCTGGGACTCTGGACGTCATAGCTTATCTAGCTCCGTGCAAGTTGCGTCAAGCCCCGCCTCTTTGATGCGCGCCAACCTCGCCTGAGTGCGCCACTTCCAGATTAAGTGGCCAATCTGCAGCGCTATAAATAAGCACGTTACCCATGCCACCATGTTTGCCGGAGTTACCCCCCACACATCACTCTTGGCATGCGTTACGACTGACATACTCGCACTTGGCGTTACCGCCAATCCTGCTGTGGCCAAATCGTGCTTCTGCTGCGCATTCAGGTGCTGATGCACCCCAATCAGGGCAAGTAAAGCAGTAAGTGCTCTTTTCATAAGTTCCGTTGCTCGCTTCTATGTAGCAAGGAACGGGCACCCAGCCAACTACTTCACCGCGCTTTCCACCTCTTCAAACTGAAGGATGTATTAACCACCGGTGCGTACGTCCTGCCAAGTGATGCGCCGCCCCAAATCTTGAAGCCCCAATTGAATCTGAATTGGAACGGGCCAAATTTGCGTACGATGTAGAGCTGATATGCACCGTCATGCTCGTTGATCGTCCGCCCGGGGTGGCCATTGCCTGTTGCTGGATCGCCCCATTGCTGAAAAGAAGCCTCAACAAACCTTTTGCCAAGCTTCATCGCCAGCCAGGAGGCGCGATTACGCCAGCCAAGCCACACATACCGGCTCCAAAAACTACGCGGGTGCTGGCCTTTGGCCCAATAGTTGCGTGCCACAATTGCGTCGTATACAATGCGGTCATCCTTATTACTTTGCACCTGCGATAAAGCGCCATCAGGCTCGCGCAGGTCGCCATTGATACTCACATCGTTATCCCACAACCGGAATAGCTTGGGTAGCTTTTCGTCCTCCCACTTAGTAAACAACAGCCCAATTGGAACGATTGCCGGCGCAATAAAATCAATGGGCAGCAATAGAGTACCACGTACAGCGGCATTTAACATAGAGCGCGTTACTGCAATACGCTCTTTCCAAGGAATAGAGCAAAAGAAAAGTGCAAGCAATATCGCTGGAACGTTCCAAGCACACCAGAAAAAAAGGATGTATTTCATTGAATCCAATCAAATAAAACGGCCCGCAGGCCGTGGTGGTGTGTTGTTATTTAGAGCGTGTCAGCTATATTGAATAACTCCTGAAGTCGCTTTTTTGTAAGCCCTAGAGCAGTAGCGAATTGAATAACCCAAGGATTGCTTATTTCCCAAGCAGCATTCATAAACTCTAATTGTGCCTCGTATTTGTTTCCAGGATCTTCAATAGAGTCGATGATGGCTTGAACATCAGAATCTTTAACTCCTTCTTCACGAAATAGGGCAATTAAGCCCTGTCTTCGGGTAATTTGATACACATCAGGAATGGCTACAGGCATTTCTTCAGGAGGAATAAATTCTCCTTCTTCTGTGTATGTGTAGTCTATCCCGACATTAGGCATATCAGTAATATCTACTGCTTCGTAGTATTCTTGCGCCCATCCAATAGTAGCAACAATAATGTTTACTACTTTTCTGTTTTCTATGACTGCTATCTTATTCATATACTCTTTTAGTATGGGTTTGGTTAGCCGGGATTTGAGAAAAACAATATAACTCCACCTACAACACCGTCACCGCCCTTTCTACTTCCTGCTACAGCTACTTTATTTGCTCCGTTCGCTGCTCCGTCACCTCCTGCACCTATATACCTAGAACTAATTTTGCTTTCAGGATACCCTGTACCAAAATCCTGTCCTCCTGCTCCAGATGTATATTTCAGCGTATCCCCGTTATTTAGTTTAGGAACAACAATTTCGTATTCAGGTGTTTCAGCATAATCTGTTGGCGCTGTGTAGGTTGCTTCCCCTATAGCAGCTCCTAATCCTGTAGCGCTTAGAGCCTTTGTTGTCATTCTGGACACAGAACCTCCACTGCCAGCAAAGTGTGTGCTTCTAGAAGATCCGTCACCCCCACCTAAACCTGAAGCATCATATGCAGCACCACGGCGGCCATTAAGCAATGGATTACTTAAAGGTGCCCCTGCCCCACCGCCACCACCACCTCCAGCAGTAACTATGGCAGTAATACTACCGCTAGAAGTCTTTCCTTGGACAGAAGTAAACCCTCCATCCTTTCCTGCATTGCCTATGGTAGTGGTTACTGTGTCTCCAGCAGATCCTCCTGCCCCCACAGTAATACTAATGACAGTTGTCCCTGCAGGAAAATGTATATACCCTTCCCATTTACCGCCTGCTCCGCCACCTCCACTCTTAAATCCTGCTGTAGTTCCTGTACTTCCACCGCCACCGCCGCCACCTATAACAATCGCGTACATCGAAAATGCAGTATTTTTTAGATGATCAGGTACTTCCATATTTGTAGATGATCTATATATATGCCTTTTGTTCAGCTCTAATATACCTACGTCTACTTCTTTCCATTTAGACCATCCAGAAGATCTCCTATTTCGCACAAATTTGCGCGTAATATCTGCATTCCAGTTTTGTGAAAACACTATTGCTTCTTGTACTCCAGCACTAAACGGGGCAAGGTTTTGCGCAACTACAATCCGCAGAGTATCCGTAGGAGCACCGCTAATTGCAGGAAAGTTAGCAGACGTAGCTTGCAATAAAGACCCAGTAAAATAAAACGCCCCACTCCCTTTGATGTTGTTAGCATCAGTCACAGTCAGCAATTCACCTTTGTTGGAAAATTCTGCCCAACTCGTCCAAGACTCTGAGCTTCCCCCAATTACTCCTGTTCTTCTCCATACCCGTGTTGGGATAATCTGATTGCGATCATCGATACTGTATATAGTTTGTACGCAATTATTGAAGTTATCTACTTTTTGTTGGCTTATCCAAAATTGCGCACTAACATCTTCAGGTGCGCTTAATGCGTATGCAGCACTCACACATCCAGCAAACCCATTAGGTAGATTATTACAATCTATAGTCTCAGTGCCAGGCTTTTCACCGTAATACGCATTACTGGCATGTACGGCAAATTGCGAAGGCACAAGACCTGAACCATACGGGTTATTCATTTGGTCAGGAGGGGCCAGAGCTGCTCTCGCTAACGCTGCAGTCCAGCGGTTGCCTACTGTAGTGCCGACCACCCAATCCCTTGCGCTAGTACCTTCTTGAGCACGAAGCACTCTAGCCAATCCTGTAATTGCTCCGCTGCTTACAGTCACTTCTCGAACAACAACAACCTCAATTCCGTCTTTATCTTCCAACACTAAGCGGAATGTGTTTGGGCCAATTCCTGCAGGTATTTGTTCATAACTCTCCAGTTCTAGTGTTGTCTGGCTTGCAGATACAGGCGAGGCAAGTTTGTATTTGCCAGCATTCCAAAACAGTTCAGCCATCTCAATACTCCTTGACTGTGATAATGATTTCCGATTCATCACGGCGCTGCTGCTGCGTTGTTGAACGGACCGTCACCTTGTAACGATTGCCAGCCGTACCACCGGCAATCCAAACTTTGGCCGTATTTGCGGTGAACTCAACGCCATCAACTAACAAGCTGATGTCAGCAGGATCTGTGATGCACTCAACAAACGCATCAACGTCCTCAAGCACATCACCGCCATTGAGCCAATCTTGGTACGTGACAGCGTAATCCATGCGCTCCCATGGCTGCTTCGCCTCTGGCGGTTTGAAAACTGTCATGTTGAAACGAACTCCCTTACAGACTGTGGCCGGACGAACTCGCGGTTCACGAACGGCCGGTCGAATGTCCTATATGCTTCTGGCATCCGCGTCAGCCTGGCTGAACCGCGCACGCCTTCCAGTAGAGCCATCGCCCTGATCTGGCCCGCTGTGTTGAAGTACCAAAGACCTGCCGCAGCCAGCAATGTGGTTAGCGTGACCATAGCGGCTGCATTTGCTGCCACTGAGGTATGCCCCTGAAGTAGAGCCGCAAGCGTGGCCTGCATGACCGTGTAGACGCGCAAGATAGAGCCGCCATCCGCAGTCACAGCTGCCTGCAACTCAATCCCAGACACTGCCGTAGCCCATACCGAAAACGCGGCATGGACCTGCGCTGCGCACAGTACATCTGACTGTGCTGAGGCAAAAGCAGATCCTCGCCCTTCTACAAGGGTCTGCGGCTGTGATGTAGCCCTGGCTGCTGCAACCGCTGACACAGCGCCCCGAAATATTGCCGTTCCAACAGCGGATGCAACTGCGCGGTACACCTGCTGCACCCGCGCCACCACAGCAACTTGCGCCCTACTACTCGCTGCCGCCTTGTTCACACTGCCGCTAATACCCGCTACTTCCACGGCAGCCTCTATGGCGGCCTCCGCATCAAGCAAGCCTGACGCACGGAAAACGACAGCCCATGTTGCCAGCGCTGTTGCGTTGGCCTTTGCTCCACCTACAGCGGCAGCCTCCACGACCATACGAGCTGCGCCCACGGCAGGCGCAACTATCTGCATGCGAGCCACGGCCTGCGCCATCACCTCGATCTCTGCATCGGTCGTAGCCAGTACCTGGAACTCAGGATCAAGTTCGCCAGGACTGCCTATATTTCCGGTCGCATTGACCAGGGCTTGCATCTTTGGAGCGAGAAGCGCCTCCAACACGGCGAGGCCCACCGCCTCAACATAGGTGCGCGGGTCTTTCGCAAACTCGTGTCGGGCGAACTCGCTGAGTCCGAACTCCGCGCTCATGGTTAGGGGGCTGCGGTCAGCAATGTGATGGTTGTCGTGTCGCGCAGTCGCGGAACCACCCCGACTTTGCACTCGATGGTTGGGGCAATTGCACCGCGAAAGTACACACGTCCAGCACCGGCCAGCGTCGTTCCCACTGTGATATGGGTGATTGTTTGCTCTGCGCCGCCAGTCATCTCTGGAAACTCCACGGTAGCCGCCGGGCGCACGACGTTGTTGTTCACAGTCCAGCCAGTTGACGTGCGGATCACCGGCACACGCGCGTAGCCGGTGTAGTTTGCCTCACTCGTTGCTTGTGTGCCTGCGGCGCCTGGGTCCGCTCGGTGTAGCGCAACAAACAATTGGGTTTCAGCAGAGGCCGCGGCGTTATCAGCAATGCCTGCAATTGGGACTGCTTGAAACACCAGTCGCGCCAACTCATTGGCAAATGTAGATGAAAACATAGATCCTCCTTATTCGGCGCCCATAGGCCGCCGATGGTTGTTTACTGTGTTGGGTCTGCGCCAGTCGATGAACGCGCTGGCACAATGCCCAGTGCTTCGGTGAATGCACCCCAATGTGCCGAAGCCATAGCGTTGTTGCCGCCGTATTCCGCGTCTTTTGACCACGCACGAAACAGCAAGTAATGGCGCAATGCTTCCGTGTACTCCTCACGCATGGCGATTTCGCCCGTGCCATCTTCAGCAACTGATTCAGGCGTGCGCGCAACAATGGCCAGTACTGGCACATTGGCCGCCACGGGCGGATACACATCAAAACGCTTTGGCGTTCTGGGGTCTTGAATAAAGTGGATAACAGCATTGCGCTGTGAGCCAGAAGCCCAGCCTGGTGCACTGCCATCCAAATCGTCGCGTGAAACTTGGCGAATAGCGCGTTTGCTGGTGCCGTCATTGCGCACCAAGTCCAGCAGACCAAAGCAGTCGGCTGGCACCGTTTGCGCAACACCGGCAGCCAGGGCCAGCACACGCTCGTCAGAGGTTGCGGCAGGCATCTTGGAGAGCGCGTAACGCTGGCCATCGTTGATGAAGCCAGCCAGTTCCGCGACTGACCAACGGATGTGGCTAGCGTCTTGCAGTTCTGTGGCCGCAGACTGGATCAATTCCATGGCTCGCATCAGCACCACCCCACTCGCGCGCGGCGCGTGCCGTCGGTGTAGCCCCGCCAAGCTCGCACAGTTGCACGGGCAATTCCGGCGCTGAAGGCTTGAGCATTGACTGCTGCCATTTGCAAATCCGTCCAAGGCTTATCCCGGTCGAGCATGCAAATCGATCGGACCCCGATGGCTAACAATTCACTGTGCTGGTCATAGACTGAATCGGGCACACCGGGCGAGTTATCGGTGGGCACCAAAACCAAACGAAAGCGGATTTCCGCGCCGTCTGCATAGTTGCCTGTCACATGGAATTGCAGTCTGCCAGGCACAATATTTGCGCCTCGTGCATCTGCGGGAGTTTCAGGTAGCAAGCCATATGGCAGCATGTCGCGCTGATTGCCGTTGACGGTCATCAGCTCAACGACCTCGGCTTGCGCATAGCTTGGCAAATCGACGTCGTATTCACCTGCACCACGCGTGCGCACCGGGTCTGTCCATTCTTTCCAGCAGCGCGCACGCCGACACAGCTCCTGTGCAGCACGCACAAGAGCCCGCTCCACGCGAGGCTCAGGAATACCAGGCAGCGTAGGCAGCAGATCTGGGTAAATGGATTCGGCCAGCCGCATTGCTTACTCCGCGCTAGAACCAACTGCGCGCTTTCGGGTCTGCTTTTTCGGCTCAGGCTCAGGCGAGGCAGTATTACTCAAAAGCGCTTCTGCAGCATCCTCGTCCTCTTCTGAGGCAGGATAGAAATTACCCGTTGCTAGCGCATGGCGCACAGCCTCAGGGTCATCCACGTCCGCAACCGTCTGACCTTGACCGGCGGGCAGAAACTTGTACGTGGCAGCACCGAAGGCGAACAACACCGTTCCATCCTTACGGGGCACCAAACTGCTCATCAACTTCATGTGGCAACGCTCCTTAAAAAAAGGCCAGCCGAAGCTGGCCAAAACCTCTCCACCAAAGTCGATCAGTTCGGCGAGCGGTAGGCCACTGTCAGGCCCAGCTCACCGGCAGCAGCGCCAGGCGCAGTGAATTTCACGGCAATCTTGCGGTCATAGCCAGCAGCCTTGACCGCCAGCAATGCTTGAGTTGGCTCAATCTGAGCGGCCCCTGCGTCAGCCACAGCTACAGCAGTGGCCCAAGCTGCGCCACCATCGACGGCAGCAGTAGAGATATCGTTGCCATCGGCATTGAGGATGCCAATCGAAATAGCGGCAGTGCCGCCCAATGCACTCGCATCTACCAGCAACGGCAGTGCTGGTGTGGTGCCAGCGGGCAAAATGCCAATCACGCCCACGTTATTGGCGGCGGAATCTGCAGCCGCAAGAATCTGCACAAAGCGTGGCGCGCTGATGTTCGTATCGGACTGAGTAGGCACCGGCTTGCGGCCAGTAATCCAGTCGTTAGGGGTTTGAAAGCCCATGACGTACTCCTAAGAATGAGGTTTAAGTGGATCGAGCCGCGCTCACCTGAGCGCAGCCCTTGACCGTTAGCGGCTGGCCGCAGCAGTATCAAGAGCAAAGATGCCGTGGTCTTGCGCACCACGATCAGTTTCAAACACCGTTTTCTTGATGCCGAAGATCGAAGACGAGGTGATGACGATCTGGTTGTTGTTGTCACGAGACTCTTCGTGCCAGTCGAAACGCAAACCAGTACCAGGCGAGCCAAAGGCCACTACACCAGCCTGCGAACCGAGGAACAATGCGCGTGCTGCCTGCACATTTGCGCCTGCACCTGCATTGTCGAAACGGATCACATTACGGTGCGAATGCAGCACCACGTTGCGGTACATGCCCAGGCCACCTTTGAAGATCGGAGATGCCTTGCCAACTGCAGTGGCCAGCGCTTTTTGGATGTCCAACCAGCTTGCACCACCAGATTCTTTGCGCAGGTCATCTTCTTGCCATGTGTGCATCACCATGCAGAAGTGGTCTTCACCGTCGATCTTGCAGGGCTGGAGCACAGGGATGTCGGTGGCACCGCCGCCTTGCGTTTGGGCGCGAGTCACAAGGGTGTCCACCATGCCGAGCGTCATCTTGTCGGCGGCGGCCAAGTTGGCAAACGAGGTTGCACTGCCGCCATAGAAGCGGTGGTTCTCAGTTGGCGCAGTCAACTCATTGCCAGCGCGACCAGCGTAGCCTTGACGGACCAAGAAGTTGTCATTCACGCCGCGCGCACCAGACAAGTAGATAAAGCACAACTCATCCATGAATCGCGCCCACCAGTTGGATTGCTGGCGGCGCGCCTTCTCGCGCAGATCGTGCAATGTGCGCTTGCGGGTCATGCGGCCACCTGTATTGACACCGCAACGCGCCTGGTCGATGTAGACCGAATCCGTGAAGAAGCGCTGGGCTTCTTCCTTGTTTTCGAGAATGTCGTCGCCCTCGACCGGCTCCATGCGCAGCTCGGCCAACAGGTCGTATTTGATTTCTTCGCCCGAATCCGATTCCAGATCCGTGAGGATTTGCAGGGGCACTTCAGCATCAGCGCCGCGCCCCATGAAACGTTGGTTCCAGTACGCCTTCTGCGATGTGTCAATCGCCAGGGCGGCACTGTATTTCTTGACGGCCTTGGCGTCATTAACGCCCACCACAGTACGAGCCATTTATTTCTCCTGAAAGGTTTGATTGACCTCGCAGCACTCTTGCGCTCGCAAAGGGAGGGGTTAACTTTTTGAACCCTTGATCTATTTCCGCATGATTGGAACCGTAGGGGCCTGAGCCATGGCAGACTTTTGTTGTGCATCAGGCGCCGCCTTGCGCACTGGAACACTGGGCGCGGCCTCAATATGCAGGCGCGCAGCATTGCCGCTTTTGTATTCATAGTGAATCACAACATCGCCAATGCTCAGCGCCTCTCCGGGTCGCAAATCAAGCGTCAATGCCATTGTGTTAAGCCTCAGTCATGTAGCGCTTATAAGCCGCAGGGTTGCTGCGCGCCAACTTGCCAAGAGCGTCTTCCAGCTTGTCGCCATCCAAACTGGCCAAAGATGCGAACTCACCGCCATCAGTGCCTGAGTCTGCCCCTGGCAGCGCTCCAAGACTTGGCACCGCAGAACTCAAATCAGCCTTACGCTGCTTGACTGCCTTCTCTTTGGCTGCCTTGGCATTCACCGCATCAGAAGCGACTGCTACCGCTGGAGCTGGCGATGTGCCAATCATCGTGCCGGTGCGCAGGAAGTGCAGTGCGCGATGCGCATCGCGCAGCAAACCCTCTTTGTCGGCAATGGGCTGCGTTCCATCAATACCGCGCGCGGCCATGATGGCCTGCACTTGCTGGCTCAGCGCCGCACCAACGCGCTGATCGTTGCGATAGTCTGGCTTATCTTTCAGCGTTGCATCAGCCTCAACTTCATCCACCAGCTTTGCCACAGCAGCCTCCCATAGTCCGACTTCGCGCTGGGCAGCCTGCTGCTGCGCCTGCTCCGCCATGTCCTTGGCAATGTCATGACGGGCTTGAATTGAATCCAGCTCGCTTTGCTCTCGCGTGAGTGCACGCACTTCCTTGGCGTATTCAGAGCTGGTCAGATCGCCATCTTCGACACGCTGGTCCAAGGCCTCAAACTTGTCCTGCAACGCCTTCACGCGGTCGCCATAGTCGTCCGGCAGCTTGTATTGGTAGATGCCAGCAGGTTCTGGCGCAGCCACTGGCGCCTGCACCACTGGCGTGGCTGAAGCGGCTGCAGGGTCATTGACTTCCGGCATTGCCGCCTCGTCTGGCGCAGAAGCGGCTGCTGCACCTGCATCAGGTGCGCCATCATCACCAGGCGTTTTTTCGCCCGCAGTGTCGCCTTCTTCGTCGTCATCACGGTCGTTGTCGTCGTCTTCATCATCGCCGCCCTTGGCGCTCTGCCCGCCCTGCTCTGGCTCCAGCTCGTAGCCAAGGGCTTCGCGCTCTTCGGGTGACAAAAGGGATAGCGCGACTTCCTCGTCGGTTGGTTCATATGCATTGACTTGATTTGTCATACCCGAGACTCCTGTGGTGGTTGCTGCGGCTCCGTGGCCGCTTGGTTTTGAATTGGGGTTGTGCGCTGCGCCTGCGCAAAGTCGCTTGCGAGTGCATCAAGGCGTTTGGTGATATTGGCCAGTTTCGTGTCCGTACCAGCATTGATTTGGGCTACACGCACCTTGGCCTCGGCATCGATGCGGGCACGCTCCGTTTCGCCTGCGGCTTGCGCCTTGAGGCGGGCAATCTCGCCTTGGCTTTGCGCCAACTGCATGGAGAGCCGCTCAATCTCGTCTTGCGCCTGGGCACGAGCACGCAATGCCTCGCTCTCAACCGCGCCAGCCTGCTCGCCAGTCACCTGGCCCGCTTGCATCGCCTGCTGGGCTTTTACCTCAAGCTCCGAGGCGCGTGCATTGATCTCGCGCACTCTGGCTTGCCGCTCTTCCAGTGCCAGCTTGGCATCTTGGCGCTGCATTTCCATCGCCTCGGCTTGCTGCTGGGCCTGCTCGGCCTGTTGCTGCACTTCTTCTTCGCTCAGTTCTTGATCTGGATCTTTATCGCCAGTGATTTGCCTGAATGCATTGGCGATCTCATCCTTATTGGGCAAATCGGAGTATTCAAAGGCCATGGTCATCAAGCGCAGACCCAGTTCGGGCGCAACCTTCATGGCCAATGCATTGATACTGTCAAACATCACCTGACGCAGCGTGCCGGCATAGTCTTGCTCAGACACCACAAAGTCGGCCATGCTCGCGGTAATGTCATCCAGCACGCGTACTTGTCCAGTGGCATCCACTTCAACTTGGTTGATCCTCTGCCAGTCAATGCGGTTTTTCTCGCCAACAAGGCGAATCACCTTTTCTTCGGTGACAAACTGCTCGATCAATGACAGTTCTTTGCTGCCGGATAGCTGGGTGGCCAGGCGCAGGTTGTCAAATGGCTCAGTCGTTACCACGGAGCCTTGCAGCTGCCGCGCCTTGATTGCCTCGCCTGACACTGCATTGGTTTGGCGACCAAGGTTTTCGTCAGCCACACCACCAGTTTTTTGGATCGCAGCGGCGTTGTACTGCATCATCTGCACTTGGCCGGCGACCTGCTCAGAGTCGCGGCGAATTGTGAGCTCAGTGCCGCGCTTCTTAATGAGCACCCCATCCGGCCGATTCGCCTCGTCGCGCAAATTGTCCCAATCGTCCGTTGCACCCTCTTCTGCGATGATTTGGTTGCTGTTGATTAGGAAGTTGGCTTTGCTGGCACGCTTGTTCAAATCCAGCTGCAGATCACGCACACGGCGCACAAGCCCATAAGGCGCGCCATCACGCGAGCGGCGAAAGCACCACACTGGTGTCAGGCTGAAATCATTGTGCCGCCACGGTGCTGGCCCCTTAGCCAGCATGCCGCCAGGCACAAACACCGCCACATGCATGCGCATAGCCACCTTATCCACGATGCCCAGTGATTGGTCCTGCTCCATGATGGCTTGGACAATTGGGTCAAATTCAGACAGGATGGAGCCACGGAATGGCCCTGACTCCACGATGCGCGACTGCTCAGGCTTGCGATACTGGCACTCATAGATGCGCACAACGCGCCGCGCTTGGCTTTGCCCGCCTGGTCCCGCAATCATTGAGCCCGTGCCGCCGCGCCGAATCATGGCGCGCGTCTCTGCCATATGGCTAGCCATTGGCCCACCCCAGCCATCAAGGGATTCATCCTCAGTAGCCAGTGCGGAATAATCCATGGCCGCCTCTTCCAGCAACCGAGCCCGCTCAGGAAACATGGCTTGCGCCACATCTAAGTCGATATCACGCCAACGAAAGACATAGCGGCAGCCGCTCAAGTCCATGCTGCGCACAGCGCGCGAGTCGTGCAGCACATTGCGCCATGACTCGTGGGTTTTGTAGAGTTTTTCTTTGGTCGGATCGTCGCGTACACCGTCATCGATCCACGACAAGCCAGACTTGACTGATTCAGCAAAAGCCTGTGAACGCACAAACACAGCGCGGTTCACGTCGCTCATGTACTTCATGACCTTGGTCTTGATGTCGGCCATCTTCACCGCGTCTTCGGAGCGCGGCAGAACTTTGGCATCCACGCGGCTGCGGCGTTCTGTGCCAATCATCCAGTCGATCATCGGGGCCAGTTCATTGAACACCAGCGGCATCTGCCCGCGCTGCTCAACTTCTGCCGCATCTTCTGGCCGCCACTGCATGCCGTCGTACATGTCGGCATCAATGGCCATGTCTAGACGGTTCTCGGCCTGCAACTCACGCTCGTCATACAGCCACGCCAGCAACTGCCGCAAAAGCGCACGGGATTCGTCGCTATCGAGGGGGCTGCCGGGCTTGGCGCCCTCTAAGGACTCGTCATCAAAGAGAGAATCGCCAGCCACCCGGTGATTGGTGCGCACATCATCCATAGACTGGACCCTCTGCGCGATCCATGCGGATCTCTTCACCGCCGATCAATTGGCCATCGGCCATGGCGCGCATTTCGCCAAACGTGGTTTTGGTCTTTTCCACCGGCGGCGCGCTGGGCATGGTCACCAGGTCGCCAAGGTGGTCATGCAGGATTGAACCGATCTTTGTTTCGCTGCCTTGCATGCCCAGCACTTCGGCCGCTTTGATTGATGCACGGGCAAGATAGGCCATGTCGTCGTATTGCCATGCAGCGCTGTCCATCACGATGTACCAGGGCGCTCCAGGCCTGTGCGTTGGCAGCAGCACCAGCGCGCGCTCATCGTTGACCCACGTCAAAATCACGGTCAGGTCACCTAAGTGCCGTACCTTGTGTGCTCGCTTAGTGTTGATCGAAATGCCCATCGTTACCCCTGATTGCAATAGCAGAGGTTTTCGCATGATTGGATCGGACGGATCTAGACGGACATGGGGCCGCCGCGCCTGCGCAGCACACCCGGCTTAGCCCTACGCACGTAGCCGCCACTTGCCGAACCCACAAAGCCTTTGATCATTCCCATGGCTTTGGCCTGTGCGAATTGCCGGAATGCGTCAGCCGCATCCGAGTCTGGACCGTGAAACGGCGTGTCTTTCCATGTGCCGCGCCGCTCATCCCATTCTTTGCGGTATGTGCCCAAGTCCTTGAGGCCTTCGCTGCAGTGCGCCTCATCAAACCAGCAGCTTGCCAGCGCTATACGTGTGGATTGAATGCCATCCAGGACACGAGGAATGCGGTCTACGGTTTCAAAGCGCTGGCCAGGCATTAACTCTTCCATCATTTCCCGGAAAGACTTGTTGCGCTGGGGGTCTGTGCCTTGGCGCTTTTGCTCCGCATCGTGCGGCAGATAATGAGCGCCAAACACCACGCCCTGCTCTTGCAGCCACTTGGCATAGTGCGCTGGTGGCTCACCACTTGACTTGTGAAAGCGAACAAAGCGATCTTCTGGCCCCACCTGCTGGTGCAACCAAATGACGGTGTTGTCGTTGCTGCCAATGTCCCAGAAGGAATTGACCGGCACACCAGGCTCGATTGGCAGTATTGGGAGCACGCGCCCCTCTCTGCGCGCCGCCATCAACTGTACCGAGTAATAGCACCCCTCTTGCGGTACCTTAAACGGTTCATCCGCATAGCTGGGATACTCCTGCCACATCAGCGGCCGCTCGCCAGCAATGTCTGCGCTGCGCAGCGTGGCCACATACCAAGCCTTTTGGCTGGCTTCAAGCGCAATGCCGCAGCGCCCTTCTACGTCTCTGAAATACTGCTCATCCTCTTGCGTCAGCAGCACTCCATCCGGGTCCATTCGATACTCTGGCTGCTCCCACCAGGCAAAGAAGTGCAGCCGATAATCACGCGCCGTCAATGGCCTGCCACTGGCCTGCAGCTCTCCTGCAGCCTTGACCATTTCGTAATAGCGCCCCGATTCCCCCTCTGCCGTGGACTCCACGATGACGATGCCCGTCAATGGCACGGCTGGAATGGAGCCGGTCACGATCTCTTTGGCCTTTTGCGGGTACTTTGCGCCGATCTTGCCCATTTCAGAGACGTGCAGACGGTGAATCGTGCCGCCCCGCGCCGAAGTTGCCACACGCACACTGGCACCGTTATGCCCAAACTGCACTTCCTCTGCCGTGCGCTTGACGATTGGGAATTGCGCCTTGAGCGCATCTGGCAGTCGGTCGTAGGCAAATATCACCTTGGCGAACAGCTTGCCGGCCGTGTCACGGTCCTGCGCAACGATGGCGCACGCCATGGGGTCTTCAGAAAATAGCGCCGTATCAAGCCAAAGGATGCAGACCAGCGTGGAGAAGCCCAGCTGCCGAGCCTTGAGAATCACATTGCGGCTGTGCAGCCGCGCCAGCAAGCGCCGCTGCGCTCGATTTGGCTTAAAGGTGACCACCAGCGAGCCCTCGCCGCCCTCACCATCACCCTTGGCTACGATTTTGTAGAGGTGCGAGAGCCGCCAGGCTGGATCACGGTAAAGCTCCAGCGCCTCTGCGTCACTTAGCTTAGAGGGATCAATCCGCTTCGCCATCTGCCATGCTCACGCCGCCTGCACCAACCACCTTGCCCAGCAGCGCACGAGTCGCCTGGGCTAAGCCTTGCACGTCGCCGCCGGTGATTGCATCCATGCTGAATGCCGTGCGCTCCATATCCACCAGCTTCTGCAAACTCTCGGCCAGCACCTTCATAGTCTTGGACCGCTCGGGCAAACTGATGATTGCCTGGTAGATGTCGTTGAGCTTGTCATTGCCGCGCTCATCCGGATTGCGCAGCATCTCACCAAGCCCGCGCAATGCCTGCAGCGTCTCTGGATCAGTTTCCTGCTCCAGCTCATCAAGCAATGCATTGGTCAGGCGTCTGGCTCTGTGGATGTCCCTTCGGTGTGCCAGCCGAACGTTGGCAATTGTCAGCGCATTGGCCTCTACCAGCTCGCGTTCTGCGATTTTGGTTTCCACGGTAACCGCCTTGGTAACCATGCTCTTGGTTACCAGCTCGTCGGCCTTCGCCTGAATCTTCACAGACAGGTCTCGGCTCCAGCCATCACGCTTAGCGCGCTTCGTGATTGCCGGGTGCGAGACGCCGTTTTCCTCTGCAATCTGGCGCAGTGTTTTGACGCCCGCCCGATAGTCGAGCTCAATGCGTTCCCAGTCGGGTGTTTGTTTGGCTTTATCCGTCATTTCCACATTGGGCAATGATTGGAACGGCAGTCAAGCATCGAGCAAAGGAATTGTGTAGAAGGGCTAACATCAAATCTAGATGCACCCCTCTCAATTTTTCAGACTAACAAGTGCAAGTTATTTTCAACGTCACTCGTCATCTTTAGTGTCGGGCTTACTGTTCGCTTTAAAATTTTTTTGATTAAAATAATCCAGCCACTTACCCGTTGCTTTATTATTCGCACGCACGCCCCTAATCTTCGACAATGCATGATCATCAGTCAATGCCGCAGCAGCGCTCATCTCCATCACCCTCAACCAAAAATCACTAGAATTTTCAGCGCTTCGCTTGCTTAAATCAATATCATGAATCGCCAAACCACGTCTTGGCGCCGAATTAACTGCATCATCGCCTACCACATCCACTGCAGGATCAACACCCACTTCCTTCAATCCAGATAATTCACGCTGAAGAGAAGCTATTAATTTTTTTGATTCTCCATCTTGGCTTTCCATTTGAGAAAGCTCTCCCAAAAGTCGGTCAATTTCCTTGAAACTATTATCTCTTGACTCTTCAGCTATCACTATCTTTTTTTCATAGGCTTCGTTTGTCGCCACTAAATCCTTAACAAAGCCCCCCATTTCGTCGGCACTCCCAGCCAAACGATTAAATATTCCCAAAAAATACATAATTTGCTGATCATTCGAGAAATTTGGATAGCGCACCTTATGATCGATCTCACTCCATCCTTCTTCAAAAATCGTACGAATCTGAATTTCAAAGTAAATATCTCTATTTAATGGCCTCGCCTTAACAACATGATGCACAGATCGATACCCAGCTGGATGATCTTTTACATCTAAACCATGAAATTTATACTTATCTATTATAGAGTCAGAGTCTCCGCTTCTAACATAAGCAACCGGACTCTCTGCCTTCTCCCACAATCTAGATATTTCATCATTAATATTAAAGCAATCATCCTTAAATAAATGCAGCGCTCGAATTCCAATCAAATCAGTAATTATTTCATGATAATTATTGATATTTAAATTTTTATATTTAGAAGGCTCAGAGTCATCTTCATCCTTGAAATCAGCATCGGACGCCTTCTTTCTTATGATCTTCTCAATAAGATGAGACGGATCTTTGACCCTCCATCTTACGGAATGCACTCCTTCTATTTTCTGAATTAATGCAGCATACATCGCAGCACTTTGCGAGAGCCTAGAAATATTGTCAGCATGATCTTTCTTAATCTCCATCATTTCAGATAAATCACAGCCACTCTTCACCCAAACTTCGTGAGAAATATTTGACGAGGCAAGAAAATCATATAACTCTTTTTCCATATCTTTCCTTCAAACAGAAATTTTGTAAGCACTTAAATCATTTCACAGCATTCTAGCACCGTCAAAATTACTACTTGAAACACATCTTCTGACCTCACAAACTTTTGGCCTACCGCGTCAAACATCCGCGTAGTCTCCCAGCTTTATCACAAAGCAGCGCTTGACCTTGGCGCTGTCTGAGTCTCAAACCACATTCACACCTAGGACGCCAAACGCTGTATTGTGTCCGCTAGGGCATCCATCTCATCCAGGCCATGACGCCTCCACTCTTCACGCCCGCCATGGATACCGTCTTTGCTGTGGTTGTCGTGATGGCGCGGGCACAGCGGCACGGTCAGGAAGTGGCTTGGCCGCTGCGCCATGCCTGAGCCTTCCCGAACATGGTGCACGACGGCCATCGTCTCGCCGTAGCCGATCGTTCGGCACACAAAGCAGCCCAGCGCGGCCACCCGGCCCATGTATTCGCGCTCTGCGCGTGTTGCATTTTTCTTCATGATCCAAGCGCCCCTATCAATGCGACAAACAACACCCAGCCTGAATACTCAACGCCTATGTGTAGCCCCACCATTCCGGCGACAGCCAGGACCACAAAACATGCAGTTCGCGCAACCTTACTCATTGAACCCCCTCAGGATCACTTCAATCATGTCGATGCGCGCAGCAGGCGTCAGGTGGGGCCACAATGTCTTGCCAGCATGCGCAGTACGCAGAAAAGCCACCGCCTCATCGTGAAATCGCTCCATGTCGGCCTGCTCCAGCTTTGAGTAGCTGATGGTCTTAGGGACGGGAAACACTCCACCTTTGGGCCCTGGATACCAGTCGCAGTGCCCGGCGCCGACCTTAATCCAGTCACGAAACCCTTTAAACACATCAAACCGCTCTTGCGCCTGAAATACTGCTTGCTCCAAGGCCATGTGTTTGCGGTGATACCAGCCAAGGCGCTCTTGATGTGTCCTAACTTCCATGACTTCGCCGGGCTCTAATCGAAGCACCCTATTCCACCAGCGTCTCCAGCTCTTTTGATTGCTCTCGCCAATGCCATCGATGTGCTCAAAAATCCCGCGGCGCATTACCAACCGATCAGCCTCCGACAACTCAACGCCTGGCATGCGCACCAATTGAATTTCAGCCATCAGAACGCCTCCACTTCCCAGCCGCCACCGGCTTTCTTTGTTTTTGCCTTGATCGCAATAAACCGAAACGGGTACATGTCGGCAGCAATCTTGATCTTTGCCCGCGCGTCGTCTTGCCAGAAACCTTTCACCTCATGGAGCTCCATCACTCCATCGGCAGCCATCACCGCAAAATCTGGCGTGTAAAACGTGTTGTCGGCTAGGCGCAGCTTCAAGCCTTCGAATTTGTGCCAATGGATTTCGCCAGCATGCTGCCGCAGCGCAAGATGAGCACCATAAGCAGCCTCGGTTTTATTCATCTGGCCCGTTTTCAAGCGGCCCAGCGCAAAACTTGGATTGGTATTAGTCATTGACGCCTCCCAAGTCCGCAAGCCGATCTTGGTATTGCTGAATGCACCCACCTCGTGCACCGACCAGCTGCACCAGAGCATTCAGTTGCTCGCGCTCACCGCGGCTACCTGGCTTTGGCATCGTCAACTTGGGGGCCGCATGCTTGGCCGGCAAAGGCGGTGGGGCTTTTCCGACCTCTGGCCAAGCTGGCTTGTTACCAAAGTACGGATCTACCCGAACACTTGCGCACCCAGCTCCGTGATGCGATAGCGCAGATAGCGACTGGATCTGTGATCTTCTGCGCGCTCTATCCAGCCCAGCAGCTGCGCATGCCTCAGCGCCCATGACAGGCTCTTGGGCTGCGGCAATCGCTTGGCTATTTCCCGATAGCTCCAATAGCGCTGAGGTGCCTCCGAGAGGATGAATAGCACCTGAGCCGTCGCCCCGGTCGCACTCAGGGTGCCCAGCGGCTTGGGGTTCTCCGGCGCCTGTCTGCGCACCGCAGGTGGGTTCTGAAATTGCCAAATCGTCATACATGCCCTTCAGCCTCCTGCCGTAACGTTTTTCCGATGACTATCCCAAGTGAAGGCCACGACGGCCCCACCATCCTCTTTGATTCGATCCATGACGCGCTCACCAACAAAGGACTGCACCTCATCTTTGGTCAGGTTCGACAGCAGGATGGTCGGCTTGCGCAGCTCGTAGCGCTCGTTGAACACATCGAACAGGATGTTCTTTTCAAACTCAGAGCCAAATTGCACGCCGACTTCATCAAGGATCAACAGGTCTGGCTCGACCATCGACTGGATCACCTGCGACTCCGACACGCCCGAGCCTTTAATCCATGAGTCCTTGACCATGCGGACCGCGCGCAGCACGGTGGTGAACATGACCTTTGCGTGGTGCTTGCGCATGGCGTGTAGCCCGATAGCCGTGGCCAGATGCGTTTTGCCGGTTCCAGGCTTGCCAAGGAATAATGCGCAGCGGCCACTGTCGCGGACCTGCTCGAAATTCATGGCGTAGTCGCGGGCAAATGCCACGGCGGCGCGTTGCTCTGGCGTTGTGGCCACGTAGCCGGAAATCGTGCGATCGCGGAACCGTGGGGGAATGCCTGCGCGCTCAATCTTCGCGTTCCACTCCTGCGTTTTAACGCGTTCGTCGTGTGCGGCCTGCTCCGATTCCTCTCGCGCCTGCTTTTCGACCGAGCACTTTGGGCAGCCAAGCCAGACGGACCGCATGTGGCACTTGCCGATGTAATCGCCGTGCGTCTCGCAATGCGCTGCGCGCTCGAGCGGCGGGTTGTGGATGATGGTGTCGAAGGTCATACCAGCTCTACTCCTTGGCCATAGTTTTTGTTTTCAAAGTTCTCAGGCGGCGGCATTCGACGCCCCGGCGGCTTGCCCACCTGCAGCTTTGCCGCGTCCTCACGCCGTCCTGCGGCCATGGTCAGTGCGTAGGCAAAGCCCTTGCCCCGTCTCACAGTTTCGGATGCTGCGTAGACAAGCTCGTCAACCGTTACGCCTTCGGCGAGAAGTTTTGTCAGCAAGGGGTGCGATGGGTTTGCGTCTTGCAGTCCGGCAGTCCTCATGGCCTTTGTCGCCAAACCTTCCTCGCTCGCGCTTTCCGAACGAAGTGAGGATGTATTTACTTCTTCTCTTCTCTTCTCTTCTCTAGCGTTACTTGTTACGTCACGCGTTACGCCTTGCGTTACGTCATCAGCGGGCGTAACTTCGCTGCTTTTTGCTTTCTTTTTCTCGCGATATCGGGCCTGTCTTTCAGCAGAAGAAGACCGAGCGTTATTCTTCGCAGGCGCGTTGTTCTCTAGGAAGTTGGGCATGGTTACCGTGCCTTCTTCAGCATCAAATACAGCCCAGCCAGCAGACGCCATTGCGTCACCAAAACCAGGTATGCCCGCAACTTGATCGATCACCTTCAGCGTGCTGTTATGCCAAACGCCATCAACTGTGTGTTCATTGGTTGCGCACCACACGCGTAACAGCCCGCCAATCGTTATGTCACGCGTTACGTCACTCGTTACGATCTCCGACAGCGTTCCAGTAAAGCCGGTGGACATGCGGCGACCAACGTCAGTCGATCCGCCGATGATTTCCGCAATCATCAGAACCTTGGGGTTTGTGCACAGTGATGCACGCATCTTGATCCAGTCGCCTGCCATCACACACCTCCTGCCGCATACACCCGCGCACCACCTGTGCCATGGCCCTTAATGCGGGTTGTAGAGCCAACTATTCGAATTGCATCCTCACGCAATGCGCGTGCGTAAATGGAGCCAAATGCACGGTCATCTGCAGGGCGGATGCCGGCCATCTTGGCCGCATTCGTCACAAGCTCTCCGCTGATTGGTCCGTGCACCGCGATGTACTCAACGATGAATGCATAGGCTCGCTCACTAAACCCAGGCGTGGCCTGCTCTTGCTTATCAGCACAGGCTTGGCCAGCCTCTTGCCCTAGCTTGCGGGCTACTCGCTGATGCGTCTTGATGTCAGCCGTTTCGCTCATGACTACTCCCCGATTGCGGCCCGATTGCGGCCCTGTTGCTCAACTTCCTTGTCGAACACCGATGCGCGAAGATTGGCGCAATGCTCCACATAGGTTTTGCCGTAGCAAATTTTGAAAACTGCATCGCGCAGCAGCTCGGCCTCACTGGCGCCAACGGCGGAAGCGATGCGCTGAAACTCAAGGCGCACAACTTCAGGCACCAGCGTCTTCATGGGCTCGTCGCATTTACCTAGTGGGCTCGACACACCCCGAGAAAACAGTGAATCAGTCATGGCTTGCGCCTCAAGGAAAAATATGGATGACCTGCAACTTGTCCGCGCCTGGTGCGCTTATTGGATTTCGTCAGTTGATGAAATGGAGAGCCATGCGCAGCTAGCGCGACTATTGGGGCCAGAGTCATATGACTTGCTTGTTAGGCATGGGCTGCTGTGAATCACACTGGAGGCAAAGGACGCCGACCTAAAATGACGATTCCACTCAATCACGTTAGAAAGGGCCTTTGCCATGGAAAAAGAGTTGCTCGACGAGCTGCGCACAATCAAGATGATGTGCATTGCCAACTTCGTAGAGTTGCAGGAGATACGACGCAAGCTCAACATTGCCGATTCCAACGACGACGACTGGTACGAGTACGTAAACTCCACTCGCGACCAAATCGATGCGCTGGACAAAAAGCTTCGTCGCTTGTTCAAGGACGATCTCCCAAATCTTTGGGAGCAGAACATTGGGAAGTCACCCGGCTGAAAACACTGTTCTCAAAAAGCAAATCCTTTGATCTGTCGAACATTTCGCTCGCCCTAGCAAGCACATCAGAAGCATCGGAGAACGGCAATCCTTCCAACAGCGTAAGCAGCTCTTGCGCTCTGGCTTCCTGTTCTCGAAGTTTGACTTTTTGGGGGTGGATGAACTCAGCCAAACGCGCCTTCTCTTTCAGAGCAGAATACAAAGGTGCTTTATTGACTTCTGCGGCTACTGATGAGAGTACAACCCCGAATTTGTTGGCGTGGAATGGCAAGGGATCGTCTGTAGACTTGCCTTTAGTGGACTCGTTAGGTCGCTTATCCATGCGCCGCCTCCTTGGTGAGTTCGGGGAAGGTGCTGCGAGCCAATGCGGAAATTTTCAGAGCGTCATCAGCCCCGTCTGGAATACGACCTGACTCCCAGCGCGAGAGCTTCGGTTGCGATACTCCTGTGATGCGAGAAATCTCGGATTGAGACATCTTCGTGCGCAGTTTTTTCAGATCATTTTGAATTTGAGACATGCATCAATTATGCACATCTGCATTATTAAATCAAGCATAAAAGCATTATGTATTTGTGCATAGTTGCGCTATGGATGCTTCAACCTTCTTCAACAAAGTGCTTGCCTTGCGCGAGCTAAACCCAAACGCCCTTGCGGCAGCCATACGCAAGCAAACGGCACAATCTGGATTTGACCGCCTAAGAAAGGGCGAGATCAAACAGCCCAAGCGCGGCGGGCCAATCGAAGATGCGGCCAAGTACCTGAAAGTTGATGTACTTGCCTTCTACGACGAGCGGGTTGCTGACTCGGAGTGGAATCGAATCAGTGGAAAATCAGGCGAGCAAGATTCTGTTGTAGTGACCGCCAACCTTTCGCCCGCGCCTGCGCCGGGTGAAGATGCTGTGCGCGTGCCGTTGCTGGCAAATGCGGGCAGCATGGGGCCAGGCAATGACGTGCATCACAGTGATGTGATCGTGGGGGCCATTTCCTTGTCGCCTGAATGGCTCGACAAACGCATCAGGCCTACTTCGCACAGGGCTTTGGGATTTATCCATGCCTACGGCGACTCTATGAGCCCAACATTTGAGGATGGTGACATTCTTCTAGTCGATACCGGTCTACGCGACCCTTCTGGCGCAGACGGCGTTTATGTGCTGGAGGCGAATCACCGCATCTTCATCAAACGAGTAACAGAAAAGCTTAGCGGCGGACACATCGTCACAAGTGACAACCCCAGCATTAAGACCACAGACGAGCTGAATGGTGACAGTGAGGTGCAAGTTAAAGGCAAAGTTGTTTGGGTCTGGAATGGGCGAAAGTTATAAACGGACACGTTTTGCATACAATACACACTTTTTTTAACGCTGGAGTGGTTATGAAATTGGGTTATGCACTGACTTTTGCTACGGTCGCTCTATTGGCTGGTTGCGGCGGCGGCGGAGATGAGTCCGCTCCAGCTCCAGCTCCAGAGCCTGAATTGCCGCGCCCCTCATATGACGTGGATAGAACTAAGACTCAGTGGACTAGCTTTAGCTTCACGTCAGCTTTAGATGGAAAAAAAACAACCGTTCTAACAGCATCAAATAGTGGCGACATCGAATTCAAGATTTCATGCAGCGAAGGTCGCAGGTCATATTACCTAACCACAGATTTCATAACCGGATCAGGCAAGGTCGCATATCGTATTGGGAACAATGAGATTCGAAATGAGACATGGAGAGAAGCCAGTGGCTACAAACTGTTAGTGCCAAGTTATGCAAATCCTAATATCTACCGGCAGCTTTATCAAAACTGGAATGTAGTTTTTGAGGCCCATCGCTATGGCGGCGGCATGCGGACGTCGACTCTTCGAGCCGACGGCTTTCCAGCCATGGTCGATCAAACTCGCGAAGTGTGCGGCTGGTCAGCGGAGGAATTTCCGGTCAATAATGGTGCACCAACTGCTTTGCCAGACGAGGCTCCATCATTTGCAGTAACGCCGAGCTATTTTGAAAATTCCATTTATCAATTTGGATATGAGGCATGGCGCCAATACAAAGACGATGGCAAAGCCGTCTTGCTAGTTCGTGTTGGAGAAGATTTGAATCTCTGCGGAACACGCTCAGTAATTTCCAGTAAATCTTTCTACGTGACTCAAAATGGCAAGGAAGTGACTGCGACACCAGGTTTTGATCTTCTTCTGTCATGCAAAACACGGACTCCATTCACTTTAGCTCTTCAGGGCGACTTTGATCCGTCGCAGCCCCTAATCCTGAAAACCTACCCATCCCCTTACTCGAGCACATTGAACCCCGGTCAGCCAATGTCACAAGTCCAGCTGTAATCTTTGCAGCATGGGCTCCTATCGAATTTTGCCCAATCCGCCTTACTCCCGATCTATCCGCATCATTGGCAAGGCAGTGAAGCATCGTCGTCGGCTGGGATAACCGCAAGCAGATCATGACGCGGTTTTGAGATCCGAACCACACCACAAACACTTGTATGTACTTTTTTACTGCTGCACTTTTACCCTTCGCAGCCGGATTTATCTACTACCACGCAATAGAGAAAGACTTCGGCAAGTCTTGCTCTGTCTTTGGTTTATCTTGGCTCGTCGTTCTTGGCGGATTCTTTGCTGGTCGATGGGAATCGGACAGCAAACATCAAGAGGTATTGATGATTGCTTGTGACCGCATAACTGGGCAAAACAGGTACGTCTGTAACTTCTGAGTGCTTAGAAAGCATGGAACTTCAGGTGGTCAAGAGGGCGGCGTGACCAAGCTCCAGGCAGCAAATCCTGACTTCCCCAACATCAGCTTTAAGGATGGGCTGACGCTGGAGATATGGGGTGTGGTGACGTCTTCGATTAAGCAGTTTGCGGTGTAGGCGAGGCAGAGGCGAAGCGGCGAATGGCTGCCGGGGGGGGCAGAGGACAGCAGAAAATCCATCCTGCAACAATCCATGCTGGTGCCGGAATAAACTATTTATGCACGCAACTTGACTTTTTTGCGTGCATATCAATAAAATGCACGCACTTCAACTGAGAAAGTGTGGTGCCAAATGTCGTCATCCAAATCCGCAGGCGGTAAAGCTCGGGCAGCAGCGCTCACGCCAGAGCAAAGAAGCAAATCCGCGAGCAACGCGGCCAAAGCAAAGGTTGAGCTAAAAAAACTACCTATGGCAACGCATGGCTCTGATAATCGCCCACTAATACTGGGCGATGTTCAAATCCCTTGCTATGTTCTGGAAACTGGCGAGCGCGTTCTGTCAGAGCGCGGCCTCACTGCTGCGCTAACAATAAGTCGCGGCTCTACCGCCAGCGGAGACTCGCGCCTCACTGTCTTTGCTGCACACCCTGCAGTATCAGCAGCAAGCCCAACAAATCTTGTCGAGACTCTAAAGAATCCAATCAAATTTAAAAGGCCAGATGCTGGACGTGTTAACTATGGCTACCCAGCAACTGTTTTGGCTGACATTTGTGAGGGTGTATTAGCAGCCAGAGCCAATGGGACGCTGCCGCCAAATTACGAAAATATCGCAAATCAGTGTGAGCTTCTTGTCAGGGCCTTCGCTCGTGTTGGGATTATTGCCTTAGTCGATGAAGTAACCGGATACCAGAAGGATCGTGCGCGTGATGCACTGGCAAAGATATTGGAGGCCTATGTCGCAAAAGAACTGCAACCATACGTTAAGACCTTCGATGCGACTTATTACGAGCAACTTTTTCGGTTGCGCGGCCTTAAATTCCCCCCAGAAAATCCAAAATTTAGACCGCAATATTTTGGCTTATTGACAAATGATATTGTTTATGAGCGATTGGCCCCAGGTCTACTTGAAGAACTGAAGAGGCAGGCGGCAAAAGATGAAAAAAAATCACACCTACACCGAAGACTCACGCAAGAGGTTGGACACCCAAAACTTAGGGAGCACCTTGCATCCGTCATTACAGCGATGAAGTTATCTAAAGACTACAAAGACTTTATCGACAAATTAAATATTCTTCATCCGCGTTTTGGAGACACGATCCCTCTGGATCTTAATGAAGGAGACAGATAAGCCAGCAGCCCGCCCCGAGCGGGCTTTTTCATGTCTGCGCCATGTAAAAACCGCCCCTCCTTGGGCTACGATGGAGTTTCCAATCAACCATCGCCAAGGAGGGCGTGAAACTATGTCGACCGACCAGAAATCTATTGCAGCAGCAGACTTAGCCGATCACTACATCACAATCATATTGAATACAAAGCCAGAGGCGCTGGTTGGAGTCAATCCCGCCGTCTACAGTAATAGTAGGCACGATGCGGCCGACTTCAACGCAATTAGCGCCAAAGCGCAGAGTATTGTTGAATTCCGCCAGCAATTAATTAATGGCTTTCAGAATCAGCCCCTGCCTTCTGCTGACGAGTAATTTCGTCGCGGCAACTTGTATAGGCGCGAGCCACACGCCAACCCGTCTGGGCACCATCCTCGCCGGGAGCTGTTTTCATTGCCGCGATCATCGAGAGTAAAAATTTAATCATCCGATTCCCCTGCCCGCACCTCGCGGGCTTTTTTTGCGCCCGGATGGGTGCATGGGTGAGATTGTAGAAGAAATTTTAAAAATAATGCATAACTGCATTGACTCATATCATGCACTTATGCATAATCCATCCCATTGCAGCAAAACACTGCGACGGGTGAAGTGGATCGACGCAGCACCGACAGGCTTTTTAAAAATTGGCTTCCTGCGGATCAACTATTAGGGATTTCCGAATAGTTGGCAGCCATTGAATTGGTAGTGGGCGCAAACCGGGAGCGGCTTAGCAGCGAATCCGGGTGAGGCTGATTAGGGCCAAGAAAAGAAACCGATCAACTTCAACTATCACGGCGGTCGTGCGCTAGTTGTCGCTCCCTGGTGAGGGCTGCATGCGAGTGGTTATTTCCATTTTGGAAAGTACCACGCGAAGAAATGCAAGAAAACACACTTCGCAGCCTGAGTCGAAGAAAGGCCGCGTACCCTGAGCGCATCAGGGAGCAATCCAGAGCATCGCGTGCGGTGTTGTGGATTGAATCAGCCCAGCATTGTGTGGCGCACATAACACGATGCAGCAATAGATGAAGGTGCAGCATTTCTGGACAACGCTCTAAGCTCGGTGGGTCGAGTGGGTAATGCGACAGCGCAGCGTCAACGGATTTACTGCCAGTAGCCCCGATGTTTCATCGGCCTGATTGCTATTGCGGACAGCGGGAAAGACTGCACCTTTTCGAGTGTGATTGATTGGGCGGAATGCGCAGGCTGATGCGCACCAAGGATCGACGGCTGGCTGCGGTCTAAATGTTCGACGTACCCATTACGCAGATGCTGGAGATCAGTGCCAGCCCGCCCAATCAATCGCATTTACGGATATCGTGATTGCGATATCTAATAAATATCAACAAGTTACCAAATGGCGCCTTCCTCAATGAGGGCGCCATTGAGTTACGGCGAAAGCAGATGTTGAGCGCTGGGAAAGCCTGGTGCAGGCCAATCAATGCAGCGAGTAGCCACCACACACAGCCCCAACGCGGGGCTTTTTCATTGGAGCAAGCAATGCAAGTTCTAGAAAACAGCCACGCCTGGGCGCATGAGCGGGCATACGAAGCCCAGCAGCAGGCAGCAGACGACCGCGAAGCCTATCAAGACTGGATCGCGGCGCAGGCAGACAGCGTGCTGCTCAATCAAGCGCCCAACCGCGACGTTATCGACGACGCGCAAGCCTGCATTGTCGGCAGCAAGTTCGAGGACAACGTGTTTGCCAGCTTCTACGCATGGTGCGCCGGTGATATTGAACTGGCAACCAAGCACAAGCAAGCTGCCCAGGCACTAATTGAGCGCGAAATTCAAGGCGTCTTGGCCGACAAAACCCCAATGAGCAAGTGGCGAAAAGCACACAGGGAATTGAGCTATGAGTATTAAAACAATCTTGGCTGCGGCCATCATCACCAGCGTCTCACTAGGCGCTTTTTTTCCGTCCGAATCTACCGGAATGAAGGCTGACCGGGTTGTGGCTCAGATCGCTGCAGAACAGGGAAAGGGGTTGGAATGAGTCAGTGCACATTCGATGAATCATGGCGTGGCCCGTGCAAGGCCGCGTGTGCGGATGGGCAGCCATTCTGCGACAAACACTTGCAAACGAAGTGCAAAGTATGCGGCGAGCAGGCAACAAACGAATGCGACCACACAGGTCAGTTTGTTTGTGGCGCTCCCCTCTGTGACAACTGCGAGGGCCACACAGACACCTCTAAGCCGTCTGGTGGCTGGGGATTCCTGAATCACACACATCGGAGGAAGCCATCATGAAGTACCAAGAGTTGCGGGATGCCCCTCAGGAGAAGCCGAAAGGCGCACCCTCAGAGGAAGTCGTCAGCAAAGAAGAATTGCAGAAGGCCTTCACAAATACGAACTTTGGCACAGATGACCACCGGCAGCTGCTTGAAGTCAGCGTGCTGAAGAAGGCGGTCGGCTATCACTGTGGGCACACGATCACAGTGATTATGGGTGAGTTGGGACTGATTCAGAAATCCGGCCTGCCAACCAAAAAAGGCCAACGGTTACTGCAATGCGCCTTCAATGACCTGATGCGCAGAAAAGGCGGTTGATATGACCTTCACAGACACCGGCAAGCTGATTATCGGCAGCCGATACGACCCGGCCAAACGGCCACAGATCGACACAGGATGGCAGCAGATCATCCTGGAAATGAATGAAAACAAAGCAACCACAGCCGCCAAGAGCGGCTTTTTTAACGACCACAGCGACCTCTACGCCCTGCCCCATCACATCAAAGGCCTGGCACTGCATCGAAGCAAAAACACGGCGCGCTTTTAAGCTGCCGACATCAAGAAAATCAAAGGACTAATGAGATTTCAAAAGGCACGCAGCAAGTATGCGCTCGTCGCCTGTCATGGACCAACTTGATTTTTTGCATGCATCTTCTTTTTGTCGTCCCTCATATGTGAGTCCGAAATAAGTTGCAGATGCCAGCACAACGAAGCCAGCAAAGATGCTGATGGCGATTTTGTCGTACATAAAAGTTGCGAGCATAAATCGAATTAGACACACCATAGCCCGCAATAGCGGTTTTTTTTCATGGAGAAATCATGAGCGCAGCAATCGCAACGACCAAGACCTTTGACTTGAGCCCTCAAACATTCGATCAAGCCATGGCGTTCAGCAACATGTTGGCCGACTCTGACCTGGTGCCCAAGGACTACAAAGGCAAGCCAGGCAATTGCATGATCGCCATGCAGTGGGGTTCTGAGCTGGGCCTGAAGCCTCTGCAGGCACTGCAGAATTTGGCGGTCATCAATGGCCGCCCTGCTCTCTGGGGTGATGCGGTCATTGCGCTGGTGCGCAGCAGCCCGATTTGCGAGTATGTGCTGGAGACCGACGACGGCCAGACAGCAACATGCAAGGTCAAGCGCCGCGGCGAGCCCGAGCAGGTGCGCACGTTCGGCATGGATGACGCAAAGGCGGCAGGCCTCGCAGGCAAGCAAGGACCTTGGACTCAGTACCCAAAGCGCATGCGGCAGATGCGTGCCCGGGCCTTTGCATTGCGCGACGTGTTCCCCGACGTGCTGCGCGGCCTGCCAGTCGCTGAAGAAGTGGTGGACGCGCCAAAGGACATGGGCATGGCCCAAGAAGTGGGCGCCCCCGTGGCCCCGCCAAAGCCTGCGCAATATGACGATGCCGACTTTGCCAAGAACCTGCCCGCCTGGGTTAAGGCAATCACAACAGGCCGCAAGAGCGTTGACGATGTGGTGGCTACGGTCGGCGCCAAAGCACCTTTGACGCTCGAGCAGATTGGCCGCTTGCGCGCCGCAGTGGCAGAGCAGCAGCCCACGGATGTGCAGCCAAAGCCGGTCACGACAAGCGCCGATGAAATCGCCGACAGCATGACCAGCGCAAGCAGCCTCGAACAGCTCGACTTGGCCGCCAAGGCAATCGCTGGCATCACCCAGCAAGAAGATCGTGACCGCCTGATTGGCATGTACCACGAATTGCGCGAACACCTCGAAGGAGCCACCCAATGAAGCACATCACCTTGCAGCAAAGCACGCCAGAATGGCATGCACACCGCGCGGCCCACTTCAATGCCAGCGATGCGCCGGCCATGCTGGGCCAGTCGCCATACAAAACTCGCGCCGAATTGGTCAAGCAGCACGCCACCGGCATCGTGCCCGATGTCGATCCGGCTGCGCAGCGGCGCTTCGATGCTGGTCACCGCTTTGAAGCGCTGGCCCGCCCACTGGCCGAAGAAATCATTGGCGAAGAGCTGTACCCCGTCACCGGTGTGCTGGATGGCTCAAAGCTCTCAGCCAGCTTCGACGGCCTGACGATGCTTGAAGATGTGGCCTTTGAACACAAGACGCTGAATGACGGCCTGCGCGCAGCTCTGGTTGACGGAGCCACCGGCACAGCCTTGCCACTGAACTACCAAATCCAGATGGAGCAGCAGTGCATGGTCAGCGGCTGCGACAAGGTTCTGTTCATGGCCAGCCAATGGGATGCCGAGGGCAACCTGGTCGAAGAGCGCCATTGCTGGTACACGCCGAACGCTGAAATTCGCCAGCAGATCATTGCAGGTTGGGCATTGTTTGAGCAGGATGTGGCGGCGTACAAGGCCAACCCGCCAGCCGAAGTGGTTAAGGTGCAGGCCGAAGTCGTGGAAAGCCTGCCCGCCGTGGCTGTGCAACTCAATGGCGCACTGGTTGTTGTGTCCAACCTCGACAAGTTTGGCGATGCGCTGCGCGCCTTTGTAGATCGTATTCCAGCCAAACCCGCCACAGACCAAGAGTTTGCCAATGCCGAGGCGGCATGCAAGACGCTCAAGCAAGCAGAAGATGCGCTCGACGCAGCCGAAAGCCAGGCACTGGCGCAAATCAGCGACGTTGAGCAGTTGCGCCGCACTGTGGCCAACCTCAAAAATTTGGCCCGTACTACACGGCTGGCGACTGACAAGCTGGTCAAGGCCGAGAAAGAAAACCGCAAGCTGCAGATCGTGATGGAGGCGCAGACGGCATTGGCCAACCATGTCGCCAAGACAAACGCTGCCTTGCCCGCTCCGGCGCATATCCCGCAGCAGCTCAAGAACTTTGGCGAAGAAATCAAAGGCCTCAAAAGCTTTGACTCGATGCAGGATAAGGTAAAGGGCGCATTGGCTGCGGAAATTGCAGCAGTAGATGCCCTGGCGCTCAAGCTGACAGCGAATCGCGCAAGTCTGAATGACGCCGAAGGCAAAGACTGGATTCTCTTGTTTGCAGACTTCAACGACGCAGGCCAAAAGGAAACCGCTGACTTCAAGGCCATTGCCGCGCTGCGCATTGGGCAGCACAAACAAGCCGAAGCCGACCGCCTGGAGGCCGAGCGCGAGAAAATCCGCACCGAAGAAGCAGCCAAGCTGAAGGCAAAGAACGATGCCAAGGAAGCGGAAGAAGCCAAAGCCAAGGCGGAGTCTGAGCGCATCGCGGCGGGAGCACTGGCACCAGCTGCGCAATCCTCAGTGGCCGCGCCAGCACCGCCCGCAACGTCGTATAGCCCAAGTGCCACCGGCTACCGCCGCCACTCAGGCCATAACGACTATGTGAAGCCAGTGCCTCAGCATGAAGCCAGCGCGCCAGAAGACGACGGCAGCCGCGTCAAGCTGGGCCAGATCAATGCATTGATTGCGCCGCATACCCTCACTGCTGACGGTCTGGCGCAACTCGGTTTTGTCCACGTAGACACAGACAAGAGCGCCAAGCTCTACCGCGAGTGCGACCTGCCAGCAATTGCCATGGCATCGGCGCGGCACTTCCTGGCCATCGCAGAGCGTCTTTCGGCAGAGCAACTCGCCACCGCATAACCCCAGCCCGCCAAGTGCGGGTTTCTTTTTGGATAAAGCATGCTCAAGAATTTACTTATTTTCCGTGTCGCGTCGAGCTGGGTTGCCGATCTGGCGAAGGCCTGCGAAGCCCTAGAGGCTCACCCATTCACGCCCTGCGCGCCAACCCAAGAGCGCAGCATGGGCTGGGTCAGTCCACGAGGCAAAGAACACGGTGCAATCATCGAAAACATCGGCGGCCACTGGATTACTCGCTTCGTCGTTGAAACCAAGGTGCTGCCCGGCTCAGTCGTAGACGCGGCAGTCGAAGCAAAGTGCAAAGAGATCGAACAGCAAACAGGCCGCAAACCTGGGCGTAAAGAAATGCGCGACATCAAGGACGATGCGCGGCTATCACTATTGCCCGCTGCGTTCACAAAGAAAGTCGGCTACTGGGTATGGCTGGACGTGAAGCAAGGCTTCTTGGTCATTGACGCAAGCAGCCCAGCCAAAGCCGACGAAATCCTCACAGCGCTGGTCGAGCAGCTGCCGGGCTTTGTGCCCAAGATTTTGCAGACCGTCGTTTCACCGGCCACGGCCATGACGGCATGGCTTGAAGATCAGGTTGCGCCTGGCGCATTCTCACTGGGCGCCGAGTGCGAGCTGAAAGCAGCAGACGACACCAAGGCCACGGTCAAGTATGCGCGGCACTCGCTAGAGATTGAGGAAGTGCGCGGCCATCTGCAAGCGGGCAAGCGCCCTACCCGGCTGTCATTGGGCTACGCAGACCGCGCAGCCTTTGTGCTAACCGACACACTGCAGGTCAAGAAGCTGCATTTCAGTGATGTAGTGCACCAGGACAAAGACAAAGCCGATGACCACTTTGATGCCGATGTGGCCCTGACCACCGGCGAGCTAGCAATCATGATCCCTGCGCTGATCGAGGCGCTGGGTGGCGAAGAAACACCACTGTAAGGACCAGACCATGAACCGAGAGCAACGACGCCAAGCCGCACGGCTTGCAAAGTCCCCGCAAAAACTACAGCGCAGTCGCTTGGGCAGCTTGGCGCCGTTGCGGCTGCTTGATGACTGCCGACAGTACGACGACCACGACTTAACGATGGATCACATCAAGATTCGGTCGTGCTTCGCTCGGTTGCGCGATGGCAGCGGCACTGAGGACGATTTCAATCGCGTGGCGGTTGCGATCAATCTTGCCAAAGTGCGGGCCCTGCAGATCGATGAAATCCTTGCCGATCACATCGAAGTCGCGCAAGACGCGATGATGCGCTGCAAAGCCCGGTTTGATTCTCATGGCCGTTTTGGCTTCGATGGCCCAGGCCTACTGGCCGTGCTTGATGCCATTGGCGCTAACGAAGAAATCGTGCGCAACAGTACGCCCCGGCAGATGGAAAAGGCGTTGCACGTAGTGCGCGACGTGCTTGCAAGCGCGCACAGAAAAGGCCCACGCATGTCAGCCGTCATCATCTAAGGATCACACATGAAACGAACCGCACAACTCTGCAAACCCGTTCTCACGCCCGATCAAGCAATGGCCAAGTTCAACCGCGAGGCCCGTTTGCGCGCTCCGGGCAAGCTGGAGTATGAAGTCTACGATCCAGCCAAGCACAATCCCGACCACACCGGCTACCGCCAAGGTGTTCGGCCTATTGCGATGACTGGAGTGAAGTGA